ACCGACGATGATAGATTGCCGATCATCCGGGGTCAACTTGATGCCGGGGAAGCCTCCGAGCGTATACATTTGAGCGCCTTCGTAGTTGAAGGTCCCGACGTATTCGGCGGCACTTTCCATACCGAACACCCGGTTAGCACCTTGACCGCGCCGAAGGGTTCCGTAGACAAAGATGTGTTCAATCAAAACTTTTTCTCCGTTTCTTTGACTTCATCACGGTTTTCATCGCAACACCATCCATAGAGGTAATTGGGATGATTGTTTCCGTGGTTGAAATTGTTGTGCTTAGACAACAACTTAAACCCTACCGACCGCAGAAGTTCACCATACACGGGCTCTTGTGTCGGGTTCAACAGGGCCAGAACGATACCTGTTTGTCGGCCACGATATGGCGCTAGTTCATTCAAAAACGTCTGACGAATCTTATCGAAAGACATCTTTGGTTGACCAGCTTTAGACGCCGCTTCTTGTGTCGGAAAGACATTGAAGCTGAATCCTGTGATTGTCTTAGTGCCACAACCAAGGCCTGTCACCTCACCGTTGAAGCGAACTCCAAGGTCTTGCCACGTACAGGGCTGGGCCAAGATTCTCGGGTCGGAGTCGTCAACCCACTCACCTTTCAGGTATGTCTTACCCGGAAGTTTATAAAGTCTACCGAATCGGCCTTGTATGACTTCGTATCCGTCCGGGATATATGGTCCCCCTGTAGACACCGCGTCTGCAAGTAGATGAACTGACGGAGTCCTTTGGACGATAACACTGTAATTGTGCATCACAAAGCCACGACCAGGGATTTCGCAAACAACTATCCCATGACTTTGTCCGGGCTTCACCCAAACGCCGTATTGGTACGCTTCGTAGTACTCGTACTGGCCTATATAACGTCCTTGACGCCGACGAATATTCGGGAAATTCGGGTCGGGAGCGACCTCACATCCGTAGCGCGGATTAGGCGAAAGACCTTGCGACTTCGACGATTGATCCACTGTGGGCCTCTTTGATTGCTTTGTGGTAGGTATAAAGCGGTGTGGTTGCCCCATAGCGCGACGCTGAAACGCCAACTCTTTGCCAGCCTGCTTTCCGGAGGATTTCACCGTTCCGTTTCTCCTGCAAATAGTTCAGAATTCCGACCATCGTCCCATAGCCCAAACTCCGAGCCCTATTATCGGTGGCTTCCAGTCGTTCAGGGTCGACTTTGGTTCCTACTACACCCCCGAAATAGACGATACAGGCTCCGCAACATCCGTAGAATCCTTGAATGTCATACGGTACCGCATTCGGAAGATTTTTAGGCTGTGTAGCCGAGAAGCGATCAGCTCGGTGCCAGTACCCTCCAGCTAGAACGTAATCCCCACGAACACCGCATACAGTAGTAGCTTGGCCGTAACGATATCGACATCCGTAACGAGTGTTAACGGAATAGACAGTTTGTCCGACTTGAAACATTAGAACCTCCGTTCTTCTTCGACGACAGTCTCGGCCACCGGCTTCAGAATCTTACGGAAAAGATGAAGCTGAGTGTTTTGGTGACGATTGCCTGACACACCGACCTTTTCCCAGCCTGCGTCATCAAACGCTTTCTGTGTAGCCTCAGTGAGTTGATCCGTAGTGACGACGCTCAGCAGCATACCGAAGTCGCTCAGATTTCGTTCCGTCACATGGAGACGTGCCAAGCGCACAACAGGTTCGTTTCCAAAGAACACATCAGCGACACCGCAGCACCCGTGGAATTCTTCCCAATCATAGGGCTCACTGTCCAGAGCAGCGGCTTCTTCTTCTTCTGCATCGTATTCATCAACATCTTGGAAGCGATCAGCCCGGAACCGCGATGATAGATCGTCAATCTTGATGGCCGACCCATTCGGAGTCACCTCGGAAACAGTGTAAGCATCACCGACAACAAGAGTCTGAGACCCTTGGGCGTTGATACAGATGACCTCTTGTCCAACAGTAAACATGGTATTCCCTTTCCTGGCCGCATCCAAAGGATAGGATACAGCATGAATTGCTATTTGTCAAGTCCCAAAACCGTAGATCAGAGCATACGCCGAAATAACTGATAGACCGGTGATGACGTGGATGACCCCTTTGATCGGATGTCCAAACATGAACCATCCGTGGACACCAAAGAGACTCAATACAGACAGAACAACCCACATCTGGTGAAAACTCTGCCAATGAAGTTGGTTCATCGGAATCCAATCTCCTCTAGTGATCCGAGCAGGTGTGCCCACCAATAGAAATAGTCGTTCATCAGTTTCTCTCCTGGATACGGGACAGGGTTTGGCGGGCGATCTGACTGGAAATCCAGTCCATGGCTTCGTCGTCGATCCGCTCCAACGCCACCACAGCCTCCGCGAGACGGGACTCTGCGGTGCGTGCGAGGCGCTCAAAGCCGTTGCGCTCCACGGTCAACTGGTCGATGCGATCTTGCAGGATGCGGCCAAGTTCGGCCTGATCCGACAGGATGCTTTCGCTCGCCGACTTCCACTCATCCCGCTCCGCCTCCAGTTCGCGGATGCGGTCGGCTTGGTGCTCTATCTCCCGGCACGCGTCATAGACGAGGCGATGGGGCTTATCCTTCCAGTCGTAGGCGCGCGCCCCCTCTCCAGCCACGCCCATCCGCAACTCGTAGGTCAAGTCAGTCGGCACATGGGCCAGACCGGCGTCCGCCTTCAGCTTTTCCCTCTCAATCAGATCGTCAGCCATGCTCCGGACCTCCGCAGGGCGGGTGGTCATGCTTCCCCCATCGCCATCTTGTGCGCCTGCTCGAACGCTTCACCGTAGCTCTGGCGCTTGTCACACAGGCGCAGCAGCTCATTCGTCACAGGATGACGCAGCGACGCACGAAAAGTGCCGTTCTCAGCAACCTCAACACCGATCTTTGGATTAGTTTGCGTGTTCATGATCGTTCTCCAGAATGAAATTAACGGAACCTGGCTCCACGGTCGAGCAGGTCCATAACCTTACGGTCGTAAGAGACCAAAGCCTCCCGACGCTTGATGTTGTTCGGATCAGCTTTCAGTAACCGACGCACTGTCAGTTGCATCTGACGAGCCTCAGCCAGAAGCGTCGCAAAGTCACTCATGAGCCCAGACCTCCGACATTCCCCACAGACGATAAGGCGACGGCTTCTGTCCCCATTCGAACGAATCACGCCGATAGGGGTTGTCATGTGCCAATGCCGCCTCAAGGGCCAGCACACGCATTGTGTACTCATGAGCCCTATAGGGCGATCTTGGTTCAAGCATAGACAACAGCCACATATGCCTCACCTAGCGTTGATGATAGATGGTCGCCTCGCCATAGTAGCGACCACGCCCCATATATCTATGGACACGACAATAGCCGGTACGGGGTAGAGGGGTACGCCACCTTAGGCGGCAACAGTCTCGGGCAGCGCCTCAGGGGTACGCTGACGACGACGGCGCGGAGGGTTGGCATTCGCCGCCAGCGCCTCAGCGTCGATCTTCTTCTGGAGTTCCGCCGCTTCCCGAATAGCGCCCTCCGCCGCAGCAAGGGTCCGAGTCGCGAGCAGACGCATGGTGGCCAGGCTCTCACCGGGCGCGATCAGGTCGTCAGCTTCCGCCTTGTCGATCTTCTTCGACATTCCCGAGATCAGCTTCAACAGCTTATCAAGGGTGAGGGGTTGCTTCTGCACCGCGATGCGGTTCCAGTAGGGGTTGCCGTTCGCGCCTTCGATGTTGAAGGGCTTGAACAGCTTGGCCGTGGACTTCAGAATGCCGACCTCACCGTCACCGTTCCAGCGGATGGGCGAGTATTCCATAACCCAATCCTTGAACGCCTCCGGCGCATTGGCCCCGTGAAGCCCCTTGAACAGACGGTCCACCTTGCGTGCATCACCGTGTTCAGCAGCGTGCATCATCGCCTGAACACCCCACTTGTGGATGTCCGGACCCAGCGACGCCGACGCCTTGACGATGGCCTCAATAGCCTTGTCAATGGTCGCACCCGCCGCCAGCTTCAGCTTGTTAGACATAGCGTATGACCTTTCAGGTTCCCCTAGCATAATCGCTAGGAGTTAGACGGAACGACAGTCCGCACCGTAGGGCCAGGTTTTGTTGACATTTTGTGGGCGTGCTCCGCCTAACTGCTAGCGATTAACTAGCAGGTTCAGAGTGCATCCCCCGTCCCTTTCAGGCAGGCAAGGTTAGGCGGCATACATTAAAGGTATGCGTCCGCCTTGCGGGATGCGTCGCGTAAGGTTCGGGTGTCAACCGTTGACCTTAGACACGTAGGGTTCGGGTGCGTCACACCCTCTCACCACTAACGGAACCGATCGTGAACCGACTTGCGAACGGCGCACGAAAAGCCCCTAGGGCCACCTATCCGGGAATGATCGCCCGGCCGATAAGACGCGGTTACTTGCGCGCTATGCGGCACGCGATACCGTCGAATGCGGTACCCATGCGCCCCATGCGCGAATTGTTCGGACCCGCCCCGAGTGTGACCGCTTGGCCGTAGGCTCGACCGTCACCTTGCGGCGCGCGGAAGCCCTGCGTATGCGTCCCTTGCAGATACGCCTTGCCTTGGCCCACGCCATGCTTGCCGTCGGTTGAGAGGCGCAGGGTCGTACGTTCGAAGGGAACGCCAAGGGCCATCGCCCTTTCGTTCTCCTGAACCTTCGCCCTTTCGCGCTTACCGAGACGCATCGGAGGGACCTTCCCCAAACGGCCAAGCCGGATGCCTGACCTAGCCCTAAGCTAGTGACCGCAACCGGGAATGTCGATAGGCAATTTTGCAGAACGGCTCTGCGTTTTTGCAGACCTATTCCGCGAAGGGGAAGGAAAGCGCGCGCGACTAGATGATGATAGATCGTCTGTCAACCCTCCACATCGTGCCGGCCTGTATCACAATATTGTGAGTTGACATCGGGCCAGGATTACAGATGTAAACCAGGTTGATGCGGCGAATGCTGTTGAACATTAGTCTAACCTCCTTAATAGTTGTATTTGCGAGTAACGTGGTAGGCCCGATGTTGATGTCCCTTAGTAGGGGCAACAATCACAATGCACGGCCCAAATACACAATCCATGCGGTCCAAGTACTCTTGGATATCCGCAGGGTCGAAAGTCTCGACCGTCATTGAACCGTCGTAACCGTAGGCCTCGTTCGTACCTTCGATCAGGTCAGGGCGGCTATAGAATTGCAGCTTGAACATTGTCTGTATCCCTTGCGTTGCTTGGCCGGTTGCTTCCGGTGACCCCGGGCTGGGCCAGGTTACACGTGTAATTCAAGGGAATTCGACACGGATCACGAAAGTGTGATCAATTCCTGGTGGACTGATAGGGATTAGGTTAGTCAAGTCATATGGTTGTGAGTATGGAAGGTGTAACGGTTACAAGTCACGTTTAAATCCTACCTCTCTACTAGGGATTAACCCTGCGGGGGAAATTGTAACGGTTACACATGAAGGGGTGGCACCGGGGGCATGGGGGTGCCTTCTCTATGCATATCACGTCCAGAAATTTTCTCGGAGAAATTCCGGGGTTCTCACGGATCGCCTTGTGTAACCTCCGATTGATCCCTTCATAGTAGGAACGCTAATGTTTCTCGCCCTATACCATCCTTTAGGGGTTGACTTTGGTTTCAAAATATGATATAATCGAAATATTAGATGTCGATGAATACATCTCAATGTGCAGAGAATGTCCGGCCATATTCTATGATCAGTTCGTTAGTCAGTCAGACCGATAGGTCTTCTACTACACATAGGGTCTATAGACATATTACCATAGCTACACTCTATAGGAGTCCTTTTTGAAACTTTCTTTGTCTGAATTGCTCTCGGGCTATCGGTCTACCGAAACCTTGAATGAAAACTTTAATGACATTCAAGACGCCCTTGAGAACACCCTCAGTCGTGACGGTACTACTCCCAACGATATGGGTGCCAATCTCGACATGGGAGACCACAGGATCATCAATGTAACTGATCCGTCCGACCCTCAAGACGCCGCTACCAAGGCTTACGTTGATTCGGTCGCTGTTACTGGTGTTGTCGGTCCTATCGGTCCTACTGGTCCTCAAGGGGAACCTGGGCCTACCGGCCCTGCTGGTGCTACAGGGGGCACTGGTGCTAACGGCTCTGATGGCTGGGTACCGGTCTTTTCTGTTGTCTCTGACGGCACCCGCCGGGTGTTGCAGGTCTCGGATTACACAGGGGGCACCGGGACTAAACCTACTACTGGTCTTTATGTCTCTGCCTCCGGGCTTACGGCTACCCTAGCCAGCGCTGTGGACATCCGTGGAGCCACTGGTGCAGCAGGTGCTGGGTCTGGTGATCTTATCTCGACGAACAACCTTAGCGACGTGTCCAATGCTGCTACATCCCGGACGAACCTAGGGCTCGGGACGGCGGCTACTCATGCACACACAGATTACGCTTTGGCGACTCATACGCATGTCGCTAACGATATCTCAAATGCGACAACAGTTGGTAAGGCCGTTTTGACAGCGGTCGATGAGTCCGCCGGACGAACAGCCTTGGCCCTTGGTACGGCAGCGACTCATGCACATACCGACTACGCTGCTTCGAGCCATACACACGTCGCCTCTAATATTACCGATCCGACCAACATTAAATCAGTCGAGTCTTTTATTGTTGCCCTGAGCGATGAGACCACGGCGATCACAACAGGTACCGCAAAGGTTACGATGCGGATGCCCTATGCGTTCACAGTAACAGACGTAAGGGCCTCAATCAATACTGTGTCGTCTAGCGGTGTCGTAACGGTCGACATCAACGAAGGCGGGTCGTCTATTCTTTCAACTAAGCTGACAATCGATGCAAATGAGAAAACATCAACTACGGCGGCTACTGGCTATGTCCTCTCTGACTCTAGCCTCGCTGATGATTCTGAAATTACGTTCGATATTGATACGGCAGGCACAGGTGCTAAAGGACTTAAGGTGATTATCATTGGCCACCGTACTTAATAGCTACATCAACGCTTCCGCAGCCCCGGCCTCTGTTACATTGGTCGGGTCTTCTTATGTCTCCAATGCGGCCACATCCGGTATCCCGTATCCCGCTGGAACCACTGCCGGAGACATCGCAATGTATATCAACGTCTCGACCTCTGGTGGCGGTACGCTGATCTCCGGATGGTCAGGCGGCAGTGCCGGTATCGGTAGTGGCGGTATGCAGACTAATATGTCTCACGGACGTAAGGTTCTTGTCTCTGGTGACCTCGTTGGTGGAAGTCTTACCGGATTTACTCAGAACGGTCCTGGTCTTCTTGTTGTCTATAGGAACGGTTCTGCTGTTGCTGTTAAGACGACAACAATGGTGCCGACTGATCCAGATACAGGTTTCCCTTTAAGTGATGTAACTTTCAGTACGTCCTTTACTAAGGGTACCGGCTCTAAGAAACTGATCAATTTGTTTTTGTCTACTGTTAGTTTGACAACCATTACGGCCCCATTCACTGCTCAACTGTCTACCAGTTCATATGTACATAGCGACGCAGACTCTTCATCCTATACCAGTGGTGACACTTTAACGACTAGTTGGTCTAACAGTGATTACCGTATGGCTCAAGCAACATTCGAGATTACATGAAACTACAATTCCTAAACAGCATTGTTGCTGGATTCACATCGGCTTCGAAGATCAACCAGAACTTCAGTCGAATCACGGATGCCTTTCAGAACACAGTAAGTCGTGATGGGTCGACTCCTAATGATATGGAGGCAGACCTTGATATGGGCGGTAATCGTATCATCAATGTGGGCACTCCTGCGGACCCCACCGATGCTGTACGTCTCCAAGATATCATCGATCTTAATGCTGGTGAGTTGACCCTATCACAAGATTACAATGATCTTGTAAATGTCCCTGATACATTCCCGCCCGAAGAACATAATCATGTTGCGGCTGACATCACTGACATCGGTGAATATGTTGAAGACAAGATTGGCTCTAAGCTGGTCGGTGGGACCAATATCACTGTTTCGTACAATGATACGACCGGTGAGACTACAGTGTCTGCTACTGGTAGTGTCTCGACTGCTTGGGCCGATATTACTGGTAAGCCGTCTACATTTACGCCTTCGGCACATACGCATACGTCGTCTGACGTTACAGACCTTCAAGAGACAGTAGAAGACTATATTGGATCGGCCATTACGGCTGGTACGAATATCACTGTCTCTTATAATGATACGACCGGTAAAACCACAATTAACAGCACCGCTAGTGGCTCTGGTGTCCCATCACTTGAAGATTACGGTGGTGTGGGAGATGGGTCTACAGACAACGTAGCGGCCTTTGCTGCGGCCCAGGCATCCACAGATAAGCGTATCTACCTTAAGGACACCTATAAGACTTCTGGAAGTGCTTCGTCGATCCAGTACGACCGATTCTATGGCCCCGGTAAGATTCTCTTTGGTACTACGTATCGGCCTGCTTCGTATCATAATATTACGACTAAGCCGACTTCTGGCACAGGTACCGACCTAGCGTTTTACTACAGCGGTGACACTTCGAAGGTTAACGTCGAACATTGGCGCTTTGGCTCTTCTTCGTCTCCGCTTCGAGTTGGTCTCAGTGAGAACTACTACGACACAGTAACAACCCCCGACTTCAAGGTGATGCAGTCGTTCCAAGGTTACAGCGGAGCCACTGCCTTTACCACAGCGTCGATTACTACAGGGGCTACTACAGTCTCGCTCAACCTGACTGCGGGCGGTGGTGACGATCTGGCTAGCGGACGAGAGTTTGTCTTCGCTAATGGTCAAAACAACGATGGTGGTACAATTTACCATACAGCTACGTCCCTCGGTGTCTCAGGCTCTACACTTACATTCACCCCGGCAGTCCCTAGTGCAACTACAATTCCATCAGGGGCATGTGTTTACATTGGCAAACGGACTCACCATGCCATTAGTCACTACGAAGTGACTCATAGTGGTGGTGGTGATGCTTACTGTTGGCTTGGCCGAATCTTCAATGAATATCAACCGACGAAAGGTCAAACTCATTTCTTTAACACGGCTACTATCGGCCTGATCGGTGGTGACCTTGTTAACGTCTACGATGGCCAATATTCAACCGGCATTGAATTTCTGATTGACGGTGGGTCAACAGACAGTGCCGGTATTGGTCTCGTTATGTCGTTTAACCGGAACAACAATACATCAGCTCGTGGTGAAGTCTGGACCGGCATCTTCATGCAGTCCTTCGGAACTAAAGCCCTAGACTCCGCTATTACGGCTATTGGCAAGTACAACGTCGGTATTGACCTGGCGGGTGGTGCTAGCGACTTTGGTACGAACAAGGGTGCTATTGGTCTCAAGCTTGGTGACCGCATTCACTTTGCCAATACGTCGACCACACGTACTGTTCAAAACGTCTCTCTGATTGCTGATACGTATCCGGCGTCTCCGATCTACATTGGTTCTGATACTGTCTCTGGGGTTCGTGTTCTCGAACTCTACAATGGTATCTACAGGCTTCGTCTCCAAGAGAATGGTGGTCTGACAACTAATGCCTCGATCACAACTGGTGGTAATTTTATTGCTGGAGGCACTGTCCAGTCGAATGCTGGTATTGTCTACCTTAGTACAGATGGCTCCCGTCTTGAGTACAGCGGTGGCTCTATTAAACTCTACAAAGCGGGGTCTCTCGTTCAAACATGGTAAATCCGACACAAGAATTTGAAAATCGAATTAAGAACCTTCTTGGTAATTATCAATTCGAAATCACTAAACTGACTCTCGCCCTTGAGGTCGCTCATCAAAGGATTAACGAACTTGAATCTGCCCAAGATCAGTCCGCCGTACAAGAGTAACAGCAATCAGTGGTACACTAAGGCTCTCTTCTGGGACCTTGTTGTTGTCCTTAGAGAAGTAGACCGAACGATTCATCCGGTGTTTACTCTTCATGATGACAAAGAAGGTTACATCAATGCCCGTAAGGCTTTTGTCGAATTAGACGACCCTACAGGTTACAAGTGGGCTATGAAGTATCTAGGGGACTGGTCTCACTGGCTGGCCCTAGAGAAGTGTAAGTGGTTCAGGGATGCTTTGGCAATCTGGCGCGAAGAGCTTCGAATGAAGCAGAAAGCTGAAGCCATTGAATCCATCCGAGTGATTGCAGCGAGTGATGATAAGCAAGCCCTTGTGGCAGCCCGTTATATTGCTGAACAAGGTTGGGAAAAGAGGCCTTCAACTCGTGGTCGACCCTCTAAGGAAGAACTCGCGGGTGAACTTAAACGAAATGTCGATATCCTTGCTGAAGAGGAAGAAGACGCTAAGAGAATTGGTCTAGTGAAATGAGTGCTTTCAAGGGTGGGCGAGCGGCAGCACAAGCTAGATACAACAGTAAGCCCGAACAAAAGAAAAAAAGAGCGATGCGCAATCGTGCTCGTCGTAACATGATCAAGGCCGGGAAAGCCCGTAAAGGTGATGGCAAAGATGTTGAACATGTAGACGGAAACGCGATGCATACATCCAAACGAGGCACTAAGAATCTTCGTATGGGTTCAAAGCACTCTAATCGATCCTATCCCCGTACGCGCGGGGCTCATAAAAAGAATCCTCGTGACTAAAGACGAAATCAGAGAAGCAGCCGAGGCGGACCTTGAGACTTTCATCCGCCTCATTGCCCCTAAACAAGTACTCGGACAAGTACACGTAGATATCTGTCGGTGGTGGACAAGACAAGACCGTAAAAGTCACCAGCTTCTTCTGATGCCCCGTGACCACGGTAAATCTCGTCTTATTGCTTTTCGAACTGTCTGGTACCTGACGCGTAATCCTGATGCCCGTATTCTGTATATCAGTGCGACATCAAACCTTGCTGAGAAGCAATTGAAGTTCATGAAGGACATTCTCACAAGTTCGATTTATCGTCGATACTGGCCTGAGATGGTTCATCCCGAAGAGGGTAAACGAGAGAAATGGACAAACAGTGAAATTAGTGTCGATCACCCGAAGCGTAAGGCAGAGGGCATCCGCGATCCTTCGATTTTTACAGGAGGCCTTACTACTAGTCTTACTGGTCTGCACTGCGACGTTGCTGTACTTGACGATGTGGTTGTTTACGAAAATGCCTACACCGAAGAGGGACGTGAAAAGGTAGAAGGTCAATACAGCCTTCTCAGCTCGATTGAGGGCGCTGATGCGGACGAATGGGTGTGTGGTACCCGATATCATCCAAAGGACCTCTACAGCAAGCTACAGGCCATGCGTGAGGAAATTTTTGACGACGACGGTGAGATTGTAGACGAAGAACCGATCTATGAGGTTTTTGAACGTCAAGTTGAAGATGCGGGTGATGGTACTGGTGAATTCCTCTGGCCCCGCTCTCAAAGATCGGATGGTAAGTGGTTTGGGTTTGATCGTAAGGTTCTTGCCAAGAAGCGCGGCCAATACCTAGACCGGACACAGTTCCGGGCGCAGTACTATAACGATCCGAACGATCCTGGTGAAAATAAGATTGACCGAGACAGTTTTCAGTACTACGATAAGAAAAATCTGAACTTCGATGGGGTTCATTGGTATCATAAAGATCGTCGTCTGAACGTATTTGCTGCTGCTGACTTTGCTTATACAGCCACTAAGCGCTCTGACTATACTGCTATTGTCGTTATCGGTATTGATCATGAACATAATATCTACGTCCTAGAGATCGACAGATTTAAAACCGGACGAATTAGTGAAATCTACGAACACATCCTTGCGATGCATGTTAAGTGGGACTTCAAGAAGATCGGCTGTGAAATTACTTCTGGTCAACGGATGATCGTACAAGAACTAAAAGACATGTACATTAGGCCTAATGGTCTTCTTCTGTCTGTCCAGGATATCAAACACACAAAGAACGAAGGAACGAAGGAAGAGCGTATTGATGCTGCTCTGACGAGTCGATACGACAACATGAGTATCTGGCATTATCGCGGCGGTAACTGCGAAATTCTAGAAGATGAACTCATGATGCAACACCCCCCGCATGACGACTGTAAGGACGCCCTGGCGTCTTGTGTCGAAATTGCGGTTCCGCCCACAGGTCAAGCAAGTCGTGACCGTCAACGTGGTAACAATGTTTTTACGCACCGCCGTTTTGGTGGTGTCGCTTTTGGATAGGATAACTGAATGCCTGCTGGTGCTCGTGGCATCGAAATTTGTGAGCTACTCGAACAAGACGAACTCGCAGTTCAAATTGCCGAACTCTATGCTGATTGGGACATGAAACGACAACCTTGGATGAATGCTGTCCAAGAGATTCGTGATTATGTTTTTGCGACTGATACATCTTCGACAACTAACAATGTCCTTCCGTGGAAGAACTCTGTACATGTTCCGAAGCTTTGTCAGATTCGTGACAATCTTCATGCCAACTACATGTCAACACTGAAGCCTAATGATGATGCGATCACATGGGAGGGTGATGACGAATCGTCTGAGTCGCTTCAAAAGCGTGAAGTCATTCAATCTTACATTAGTAATAAGTTGCGTCAGTCTCAATTCTGGACTGAAGTTAGTCGACTAGTTTACGACTGGATTGATTATGGTAACGCTTTCGCCATGACTGAATTCGTCGCAGAGAAGGTGGTTGATCCAATCACCGGGGAATCGTCCACAGCCTACGTGGGTCCACGTCTAGTGCGTATCAGTCCCATGGATATTGTCTTTAATCCTGTGGCTACTAATTTTGACCACAGTGCGAAGATCATTCGTAGTGTTAAGACTCTCGCGTCTCTGAAGGCAGATATTGAAGATCACCCTGAGATGGGTTACATGGCTGAGGTTTTCAACAAGATGATGGAGAAGCGTGGTCAGTTCCTTGGTCTCGCTGAGAAGGACTTCCGTCGTAATACATCTTTCTTGATTGATGGGTTCGGTTCGTTCCTTGATTACTTTACAGGAGACTACGTAGAGATTCTTGAACTGTATGGAGACATCTACGATAAGGAAGCCAACAAGCTCTATAAGAATCAGATCATCACAGTTGTAGATCGGTCGTGGGTTATTCGACAAAAGACTAATCCTTCTTGGTTTGGTAAGCCTAATATCTTCCATGTTGGTTGGCGTCTTCGTCCCGATAATCTTTACGCCATGGGTCCTCTGGACAATCTTGTCGGTATGCAATACCGCATTGATCACCTTGAGAATGCTAAGGCCGACGCTTTTGACCTGATTGTCCATCCGGTTATGAAGGTTAAAGGCTACGTCGAAGACTTTGATTACGGCCCCGGCGAGCGTATCTTTATGGGTGATGATGGTGATGTAGAATTCATGCCGCCCGATACGACGATGCTGAATGCTGATACTCAGATCGCCATGTACGAAGCGAAGATGGAAGAAATGGCTGGTGCCCCTAAGCAAGCTATGGGATTCCGTACGCCGGGTGAAAAAACAGCATTCGAAATGCAAATCCTTGAGAACGGGTCTAATCGTATCTTCATCAACAAGACTTCCTACTTTGAGGAAATCTTCCTTGAGCCCATTATCAACTCGATGCTTGAGCTGGCTCGTCGTAATCTGAGTCCGAGCGATCTGGTTCGTGTGGTAGACGACCAATATGGTGCTGTCTCCTTCATGAAGATCACTAAAGAAGATATCACTGCTCGTGGTAAGATTCGTCCGGTTGGTGCTCGACACTTTGCCCATAATGCAAACATGGTGCAGAACCTGACACAATTCCAACAAGCCTTTGGTACTGATCAGGCTGTCATGGCTCACATTAGTGGTAAGGCTGAGGCTCGATTGATGGAAGAACTGCTCGGTCTTCGTAAGTATAAGCTGTATGGTGATAACGTCCGTATTGCTGAAAGCTATGAGACTCAACAACAGTTCCAATCTGCCCAACAGCTTGCTGGTGAACAACAACAAGGAGGTATCCCCGGTGCAGACCAAATGGTTCAACCATCTCCCCAAGGATAAACAAGAAGATTTCAAGAAAATGATCCTGGGGAGTGCGAAAGTACTTGACAGGCTACAAGAAATCTGCTATAATGTTATTCAGAATAGGGAACTACCTCCTGAGTCTTACTTAGATGAACCCAACTGGGCTTATCGACAAGCAGATAGGAACGGTTACCTACGAGCATACCGTGAAATTGCGGAATTGCTCAAACTCTCAAAAGACCAATAAAGAGAAAAGAGACTAAGACCATATGTCCGACGTATTTAGTGACACTCCCTCCGACCCTTCCAACCCGTTCGAACAACTTGTAGGGGAAGGTAAGAAGTTCAAGACTCCTGAAGACCTGGCCGCTGGTAAGATCGAAGCTGATCGTACCATCGAAGCTCGGAATCGGGAACTCGAAGAGAGCAGACAAGAACAAGAACGTCTGCGCCTTCGTATCCTTGAGCTGGAGCGTCCCCGCGAGCCTGCGGCTGATACTATCCCGAGGGAAGCGAACCGCCCCGTCGAGGAAGAGCCTGTAGATTTGGCTACGCGTATCCGTGAAGAACTGAACCGACAAACCCAAGAAGACATTCGAAACCAGAACCTTTCCCAAGTCGTTAACCGTCTTGAAGAGGTTTACGGTGATCGAGCTAATGAATTTATGAAGACTAAGGCCGGTGAACTTGGCGTTCCCGTGACTTGGCTTCGAGATATTGCTGCTCAATCTCCTAAAGCTTTCTATGCTCAGATTGGTCTTGCCGATCAAGTTCCGACCACACCTGCTGCTACCCGTGGTGATATTAACCCGGTTGCACTGGCAGATACCCGAAACTCGACGGCTGTGAAAGAAGGCACGTACAAGTACTACGAGACTGTTCGTAAGTCTGATCCGAAGCGTTATTTCTCCGCCGAAGTACAAAACAAAATGTTTGCCGACGCTAAGCGATTGGGGGAGGCATTCTACAACTAATCCGTAAGGAGAACTAATGGCTGGTATGAATACTGGCAATTCGGACGCCCTTATTCGTTCTGAGATTTGGTCTAACCAACTTAAGGACGTGCTTACTGACGAACTGCAAGCCTCTGGCTACGTTCGTTGGATGTCTGAATTCGGCGATGGCAACCAACTGACCATCCCCAGCATCGGTGTGCTGGATGCCCATGACTACACCGAAGACACCCCGGTTACCTATCAGGCGCTGGATACTGGTGAATTCAACTTCACTATTAACACGTACCTGCATAGCGGCACCTACATCACGAACAAGGCCAAGCAAGATATGTTCTATATGAACGAGCTTGTGTCGTCCTTCGTTCCGAAGCAGGCTCGTGCGATCAAGGAGCGCCTTGAGATCGACGTCCTGAAGGAAGGTCAGCCGAAGACTGGCAACCCTGCTGGTTATCAAGTGGCTGGTGCCCTGAACTCGATCAATGCCGCTCCGCACCGTTGGGTGGGTTCGGATACTGCGAGTTCGAAGCAGACCATCGGTGTTAACGACTTTGCTCTTGCTCTGTACTCGCTGAAGAAGGCGAACGTCCCGCAAGAGAACCTGATTGCTCTGGTCGACCCCTCGGTGGAATACCACCTGAATACGCTGACCAACCTGACCAACTTTTCGAACAACCCCAAGTGGGAAGGTGTCGTGGCGACTGGTCTGGCCAATGGCGGTCGATTCGTTAAGAACATCTTTGGCTTTGACGTCTACACTTCGAACTACCTGCCTCTGTGTGGTACTTCGCAGTCGGGTACGTCGGAGACAATCAACTCGGTCGCTAGCGGTGCTAACGCCGTCTGCAACCTGTTCTTCTCGGCTTCGCAAGATGTCCTGCCGTTCATCGGTGCGTGGCGTCAAATGCCGAAGGTCGATGGCGAATACAACAAGGACTTCCAGCGCGACGAGTACGTCACTACAGCCCGTTACGGTCTGAAGATTTACCGTCCGGAAAACCTGGTCACCGTCCTCGCTGATCCGTCGATCATTGCTTCCTAATTAGGAGAACTTATTATGGCTGCTAAGTGGCAAAATGCTGATGGCCTTGGTGTTAAGTTCGCCTCGTACGTCAAGGACGCGAAGAACTATGTTAATCGCTTCCGTCTGGTAGACACATCGGGTGCCATTTGGCACGCCCTGTGCTACTACGATCTTACTCAGATTCCGACAGGTACGGTCACGTACACTGCCGATCTGGATAACGACGGCACGCGAGACGGCTTCACTGAAGGTGACTTCAACTTCCCCGCCTACACTTCGATTCTGGATACTGTGGTTGTGGCCGATACGGCTGCGGCTGGCGGTACGTCGATTAAGGTTGGTACCTTCCTGAAGGCTGGTACAGCTATCGACGATGACTTTATGGTCACCGCTACCGAAGGTGTGAAGGCGAATCTCGACACCCGTGGTGCCCGTACTTACGGTGCTGGTGTGGGTGTAGCGACAACTGCTGAAACGGCTTCGGTCGGTTCGGCTGCGGCGTTCCCGGCTATTACCGGCTCGGGTACGTGGACTGCTGGTACGGGCTGGATTCTTGTCCGGTTCATTCCTCCGTTCCCGAACGTGACGTCCGCCTAACATTTCCCTATCCGTGGGGGACTATAGAGGGGCACTGGAAATATGTCTGGTGTCCCTCTTTTTCTAATAGGGAGATTGAAGTGTGGTGGATTGGCAAGCTGCATTTAATTTCGTTGCCGGTATCGCCGGAGCCTTCGGGGCTTGGGTCATGAAAATGATCATTGATGATATCCGCGACATTCAAAAGTATCAGGCGGCGATGCCTGAGACATACGCAAGACGCGATGACGTAAAAGAGATTAAGAAGGAACTTCTAGACGCTCTTATTCGTATCGAAACCAAGATTGATCGAAAGTACGCTGAATGAAGATCGAAGCTCTTGCGGACCTAACTAGTCTGCAAAATGAGACAAGCGCTATTCAGAGCATTAACTCTAACAATCAAAAGATTGAAGATGCTCTAGAGAATACTCTGTCACTCGACGGGTCTACACCGAATGCTATGCAGACAACTCTCGATCTCGGAGGTTATCGGCTCATTAATCTGGGTGAACCTGTTGCGGCTACTGATGCCGTCCGTAAGAGTGATCTCGATGCGGCGACAGGAAGCCTTGATCAAGACCTTATTGATGCAATTCTCGCGGCCCCTGATGCTGCTGAAGCGGCCCAAGCGGCTGCTGTAGAGGCAGCTATTTCTGCTGAGGCAGCGGCCAACTATATTGGTGCAGCGGTTACTGCTGACCACTGGACCAGTGCCAGAACAATTACCCTTGGTGGGGTTCTTAGCGGAAGTCAATCGTTTGACGGTTCCGCCAATTTCACATTGACTGCTGCGTTTGTCGATGGAGGTATTTCTGCCGCTAAACTGGCCAGCGGTGTGGCTCTCTCGAATCTTGGGTACACTCCTGCCAATGTGGCTGGTGATACCCTTACAGGCGACCTTATCTTGTCGTCTGCTCCGGCCACCCTTAGCCAATACTCTGCGGGTTTCCGTGGTATTCCGCTAACAACACAGGACAACACATACACCCTAGTCATCGGTGACTCAGGTAAGATGGTCCGTCATACATCTGGTTCGGCACACACTTGGACTATTCCTCCGAACAGTTCTGTAGCTTACCCAATCGGTACCGCTGTAGTGGTTCGTAATATCGGTTCTGGGGCTGTCACACTTGCTCAGGGCTCTGGGGTGACACTCCGAATTGCCGGGGCGTCTACGACAGGTAATAAGACTCTTGCTCAGTGGGGTATGGCTACTCTGGTCCAAGAGGCCACAGACGTCTGGGTCGCTAACGGTACAGGTATTTCCTAATGACTGGTGTAGTCGCCTCTATGTCAGTCGGCCACGTTCCTGTCCAAGCTTCGGTGTCTCCACCTAATGTCTTTGGTATTGGGACCGGTTCAGGAACTGTGGTTACAAATACAGCGACTGTAATAGCTAGTGGCGGCATTGGCGGCTTCACTTATCTGTGGTCTAAAGTGTCTGGTGATACTCTGACTATTGGTGCTTCGACTTCTGCTGCTACGACATTTAGCGCTAACCCTGGTCTTGGTGGTTCTAAAGAAGCGGTGTATAAGTGCGTAGTTACTGATGCTGCTGGTACGACCGCTGAGGTTGAAGTTGAAATTGTTATTTACGACGGTAGTTTCGCATGACGAAGAAAACCCTACTTGAACTTACTCAAGACATCCTGAGTGCCACTGAAGACGATGAAGTCAACTCGATTGGTGATACTGTCTCGGCTCAAGGAGTCGCTCAAGTAATTCAAAACGTGTACGATGAAATGATCGTGCAACTTGATATCCCTGGAAGTGACGCCCTAGTGACTCTTGAAAGTCTTAGTGATGTTGATCGACCGAACTACCTTCGAATGCCTGATGATCTGAAAAAGATTCATTGGGTAAAGTACGACGGCAAGGATATCACCTACAAGACTCCTCAAGAATTTGTGAAGCATGTTATTGATCGTGATGAAGGTGTCGATGTCGTAGACTTTGGTGGTGTAACTCTTAAGATTGCCACTGACACAGCTCCGACCTACTGGACAACCTTTGATGACGAATACATCGTCACTGACTCACTTGACCTAGACGACGGCTCTACTCTTCTATCTTCTAAGTCTATGGCATGGGTTCAGACGATCCCGAGGCTTGACCTAAATGATGATGCTGTACCTGATCTTCCTCCCCATCTGTTCCCAACTCTACTGGCCAGTGCCAAGGCTCGATGCTTTGTTCACTTTAAACAGGTGTCCAACCAATCTGAAGAGTCCGCTGCACGAAGAGGGCTAGTCCGTTGGCAGAACGATCAGTATCGAGACAAGAGCAGGCCTCCGTATAACCGGACACCCAACTATGGAAAACCGCGTCGCTGAAAGACTAGCTAAGGTTCACCCTAATGCAAAGCGAAAGGTTCGACCAGACGCTAAGTATGTGTCAGCCAAACTACAAGAATTCATCATCGATAGGGATGATCTTGGTTACTACTACATACGACTCTATAAGGGTGGCAGACTTCACGAATCTTTACAAGGTCGATTCATCTCTTTTGCCGACTGTGAACGACGTCTCATTGCCCGTCTAGAGGCAACCGATAAATTTGGTGGGAGGGCCATTTGGCCAAAGCAAAAACAGTAAAGCTATATCGGACCTTTGTTAAGGGTCTGATCACCGAAGCCGGTCCTCTTACATACCCGGAGGATGCTTCAATCGACGAAGACAATTGCGTGATTTACCGTAAGGGTAACCGCAGTCGTCGTCTCGGTATTGACACAGAACAATATGCGGCCAGTAACACGGGCTACACCGATCTGTCGACATACTCCACTCAAGCTATCTCCGAATTTCGCTGGGACTCAGTAGCCAATGATGCTAATCTGAGTTTTCTTGTTGTCCAGACCGGTCTGACTCTTCACTTCTATGATCTCAGTAATGATACGATCTTGGATGGTGAGCAAGGGTTTAAGATCGACCTAACATCTTTTAAAGTTGCTGCTGCCTCGGATCATGCCTCGTGCCCTGTGCAGATGGCTTCTGGTAAGGGTGTAATGTTTGTCGTCGGTGAAAAGTTTGAACCGATTATGGTCACCTATTCTGGTGGGACAGTAACTGCTCAACGAATCTACATTCAAATTCGAGACTTCAAAGGTCTGGCTGATGGATTGGCTAACGATGAAGAGCCTGCGACTCTCTCAGATGCTCACCAATACAACCTTCTTAATCAAGGATGGTTTGATCCGGCTAATGATGGCTCAGGTAACAGCGTAGCCTACTTCACGCCGTTCGGGACGACCGATACGACAACACAGGCCGCTAGTACGCCGATCTCATCTTACTTCAGTTCGACAAGTCGATACCCCGGAAACAATAAGCAATGGTGGGTAGCGAAGGATACAACAACCGGTGACTTTGACCCAGCCCTCCTTACAAAGCAATATTTCGGAACCAGTCTTGCCCCTAGAGGGCACTACGTTGTCGATGCCTTCAATATCGATAGGTCTGCTGTATCTGGGATTGTTGGTCTACCTGTTGAGTCTACTCTTGAACGGCCCGTCACGGTTGCTTTCGCTAACAGTCGGGTCTGGTATGCTGTTAATAGCACTGTCTATTTTTCCCAGGTCCTAGATGATAAACGAAAAGCTGGTTTCTGTTATCAAGAAGCCGATCCTACGGCGGAGTCGATTAGTGACCTCATCGCAACAGACGGTGGGGTTATCCCGATCCCTGACATGGCCAAGGCGGTTAAACTTGTTCCTGTTGGCTCTGGCATGGTTGTCTTTGGCACCAACGGTGTTTGGTTTGTCAGCGGTACATCCGCTGGTTTTACCGCTACTGACATTAGTCTTTCTAATATCTCTAGTATTGGAACTGTCAGCCCGAACTCTATCGTCAAGGTAGTCGACCAACTTTTCTGGTGGTCTGAGATTGGTATTCAGGCTATGTCTCAGAAGCAAGGGGTCTTTGGTACTGTGGAAGGAGTGTTCGACAAACAGAATATTACCGAGCAGACGATTCAGAGCTTCTACAATGACATTCCCGAGAATGGGAAGAAGTACGCTAAGGGTGTATACGACCCTCTGACTAACGTCATCCAATGGCTCTATGCAGATGAAGCAGGGGCTTCGGTCTACGAGTCAAATCGTATTCTGAATCTCGACTTAACTCTTCAGGCCTTTTATCCTTGGACTATTAGTCTGGCCGAAGGTTATCCGGTTGTGATCGGTATCACCACAACACCTAAGACTTCAGGGTATGATGGTCCGTTTGATATTACTGTTCGAAAGACGTTTATCAAATACATCTGTGGAGTCTCTGATAGCCCCTGGATGCGCCTCAGTTTCGCTCAGTTTAACAACGCTGAGTTTCAAGATTGGCAGACAAGAGGCGACCCTCTCTTCGGCACCGGCCTGAGTTATTCGTCGTTTGTAGAGACGGGTTACGAAATCCTTGAAGATGCTATGCGTAATAAGCAGACCCCCTGGATTATCACCTACTTTAAACGCACAGAAGAAAACTTCATAGACAATGGCGACGGAGATTATACGTCTGATCGTCAAAGCTCTTGTCTCTTCCAAGTAAAATGGAATTGGTCTTCGTCTAGTGTGTCTGGCAAGTATTCAACTAAGCGTGAAGCATATCGACATACGCGTATGCCGGTAGTTAACGAATCAAATCTCACGTTCGATACAGGGTACCCTGTTGTCGCGACAAAACACAAGGTACGTGGTAGTGGTAGAGCAATTCAGTTCAGATTTGAATCTGACGCCATCGGAAAAGATTATGACCTCTTGGGGTGGGCTGTCAGCTACACCGGAAACACAGAAGTATAAGCTAGAACAGGCCATGATGGGTCGGAAGCTTATTGCAACTGACCCGACCGGCTCTATGTATCTCTGGATTTTCGATGACATGATTTTTGTCGATACTTATCTGGCTGGTCCGTTTACGTTGTCAACATACAAGCATTGGCGAAAAGTTCGTGATGAATTGGAAAGTCAATTCAAAGAAAAGGGTATTTATGAATACTTCGCTCTTGTTGACACATTCGAAAAGTTCCGGTGGTGTGAATTCCTAGGTTTCAAAGCTGCTGAAGTTACAATTAACGATAAGATTGAAGTAATGGTACGTAATGGGTATTGAAACAATTATCGCTGTGGGTTCTCTCGCTGTCTCCGCTGGTTCAGGCTACGCCTCGTATAAGAACCAACGTAAGTCTATTAAACAAGCTAACGCGGCTTCTGAGTACACAAAGCAACAGAACAACCTTGCTGAAGCACGACAAAAGCGTGATGCTGTTCGTCAAGCCCGTATTGCAAGGGCCCTAGCTACTAATAGTTCAGCGACTCAGGGTGTTATGGATAGCTCCTCATCTATCGGAGGTCTCGGGTCTATTCAATCTCAACTTCGTGGGGAGCTGTCATTCTTGGATCAATTCAACCGATTTGGTGATCAAGCTACAACCGCTATGGGTCGTGCTCAGAAGTATGAGAACCGTGCAAATACGTTTGGCAGTGTCTCCAAGATTGCCCTCAGTGCATTCAATAATAGTGATACACTTGCTAAACAAGTTCAAAAGGTATTTGGGTAATGGCTGACCTCTTTCAAGGTCTAGATCAACAGCCTGATCTGTTTCAAGGACTAGAGGAAGCTCCTGCGCCTACGGCTCGTGCTGATATCAATCGTACGGCCCGTATGGCTGCGCTTGGTGATGTAGATGTCATGGAGGCAGCTTCAGGGCGTAAGATCGAAGAACTGACCCAAACCTATAGTCAAATGATTGAGACTACAGGTGAAGACGTCATTCGTACGCGAGCTGCTACCAATCAAAATCGACTCAGGCTCAACGACCTTGCTAAGATTGCTGGGCCTTCTGGTGACCCTAGTCTTGTTGACAGTGCTCGGGCTGCGGCTGCGGCAGTTATCAATGATGATATTGAGCGCCGTAAAGAGGCTGCCCTAGAGAAGCAAACCGTTCAACGTATTCAAGACATGGCTTTGACCGATCCGGTGCAGGCCAAGATGATGCTGAATACTATGGAACTTGGTACCGCTGATGATCGTATTACCGACATCAATGTGAAGTCGATGATCCTTCAGCGCGAGATTGAACGAGCCGGTATTGCCAAGGAAGCTCAACCTTGGTTCCGTGATGTCACTGACTTTGTTGCCGGTATGATCCCGTTTAACTATTCGGCTGGTGAAGTTGGTAACGTCGACATCCCGAAGACAATGAGGAATTGGTACGACAATATCTTCGCCGGTGGCCGTAGGCGCGCAGAAGCATCGTCTCTCTGGAACATGGATGCGGAAGACTTTGCGCGATATATCCGTGATCATGTCATCCCGGCTGTAAACGAAAACTCAACTCTCTTCGGTTATCACGACCGCACAGAGGAACTGAATATCCTCACTGGCCTTAAAGATACTCCTTCGGTCCTTGAGACAAATACTTGGAACGCTCTGGACAACTTTGGCGGTCTTCCGTTCACACGTCTCGGCAAAGGGTTCACGTCTCTTCCCGGTATGATGGTCCGTAACGGGGCTCGTAAGCAAGCCGCTGAGGCCCTTACACGAGCCTTTGATGTCGCGGCCAAAGAAGGCGCAGAAGCTGTTGCAGAGAAGACTGGCATCACGGCTGAAGAGGCTATCGATGCGTCTCTTCCGTCTGCTGTAAATCCGACACCGACAACTTCCATCCCGCTGGGTAGTGAGATTGTCTCGGCGATGGATCGTACCCAAGAACTTCTCAAGCGTCTCCCTGAGCAACTTCCGACCGACCGTTTTGCGTCCGAAGAAGAACTTAATGCGGCGATTGAAAAGGTTAAGGGACAAATCTCCGACAACTTCGGACGACCTCTAGTTGACGTCAAGGTCAATGAAGTCCAACTCGCTAACGGTTCAAAGGTCCGTGACCTAGAGATTGTCCTCGGTCGTGGCGACGGTAAAGCTTTTGCCACTGAGAAGTCCGCTAAGCAATACCTCGCTAAGCTGTCCCAACAGGGTGAAGTCATCCGAGACGAATCAGGTCTGTTCTTTGTTAAGACTCGGGTCAATATGCCGGAGACGGGTTGGTATGTCCAAAAGCTGAATCCGGCTCAAGGCAAGGTTCTTGGTCTTAAGACTGATGATCCGATCATGGCGAACATTGTCAATGCTCGTCTGTTCGGTGACAAGCTCCTGGCTAACCAAGCTCAACGCGCTACCAATGCTCTCAATAAGAACCTTAAGGCGATTATTGAACCGCTCACTAATACGATCAACAAGCTTAATGCTAAAGAGAAGGGACGCCTGGGGGCTCTCTGGGATCGTGGTCGTTCAGAAGGTGGGTGGTTTGACCAAGAGATGCGTGACATGCTCTATGAGCGTGCCTTTGGGCGTCCTATGTCTGAGCGTGAGCATAACGCTTACAATGCGATGAAGGATTCACTCGACCTTGAGTGGCGTCTCCGCAACGACGATGTGTACATGCAAAAGCACATCAAAGGTTTCTCCACTGTTTCTTTCGACACAGGTATCGGAGAAGTTTCGCGAGAGAATGCTCTAGTCAACCGTCTTCTGGACAAACTACCTAATGATCGCATCTACAACGTAACTCGTGGTGTACATCACCTAGAAGGGTCCATCAGTCCGACTATGCTCGAACAGTTGAAGTCTGAGGGTTACATCCTTGTTACTACAGAGCGCGGCATTGTACTTCATGACGGGACACGTATCAAGAACTTCTTGGTGAAGGGTGGTGGTCTTGATATCGAACCTCTTCGTCGTGATCAACTGGCGTATCGTCCGGGTGGCCACACATTCTATAAGGACAAGTACTTCGCTAAGCAAACTGTGCGTCGTCGTCAACCTGATACTGGTGCTTCATTCCTTGACAATCCTAATACCTACATCAACGGCACTAAGGCCGAGGTAGATGCTTGGACTGGCCGGATGGAAGCGGCTCGTGTTGAGTATAGTCGTATGCTGGACGAAGACGGGTTCGTAGACACAGAAACCCTTGATAATATCTTGAACGATATTAATATGACAGGTGATGAATTTGTTAGTAATATCGAAAAGGGTGTCTTTGAGAAAGATCATCCGTTCGAGACTCTGTACGATAGAGAAATGCCTTCCGAGTATACAGGTGTTGATGCCTTCTCGGGTACCGATGCTGAAGACAGTTGGCTTCGCACGAATGGTCGTATGTACTACAGCCCTAAGGGTGAAGACCTCCCGAACTGGCTTGGTGACAAAGCGCAGGTCATTGATCCGTATGAGGCCATCAATAAGTCTCTTATGAACGTGGCTAACCTGTCATCGTTTGCGGACTATAAAGTCTCGGCGGTTGAACGGTGGGTGAAGACCTATGGTGGCTATCTAGACTACAAAAGCGGTGCCTCTGATCTAACTGTCTTTTCTGAAGGTGCATGGAAGAAGGGTACAAACCAACGAATCATCAACGCTGCCGGTAAGCAACGTGAACTGATCAAGCGGACTATAGGCTGGCGTACAGACAAGGATATGGCCAATGATTTCCGTATCCGCTCTATCCTTGAATGGGTGAACGGGGACGACCCTACGAGCTTCCGTAATGAGGCTGCTAGGAACGTCGGTAATTGGTTTAACAACAATAACCCTGTGGCCGCTATCCGTGCTCTAGCATTTGATGCTAAGCTTGGTCTTTTTAATGCGGCCCAGCTTCCGCTTCAGGCTTCAACTATGGCGTCGATCTTTAGTTTGTCCCCTAAATATGGGGCACATGCTATGGGTAATTTGATCTGGCTGAGACAATATCTTACTAAATCTGGGACCGATCACCTGCTCGACGAATATGTTAAACGGGGTATTCACACTATCTCTGGCTTCAGTGATCCCGCTGAGTTCAAGGCATTTATGAAGGCCTCTAAGCAGTCCGGTTTCTTGGACATTGGTGGTACTCATGGTATGGTCAATCAGTGGGGTCCAGACGCTGCTCTCAGCAATTTGGGTGACTCTGTACAGACTCTCCGTGAACAGATGCGCTTCTTCTTCAATGAAGGTGAACTCTGGAACCGCTCGGTGGCCATGCACGTCGCTTGGAAAGAGACAAGGGAAATGTTCCCGAATCTGTCGACTAAGAGTGCAGACTTTATTCGTCGATGGGAAGGTCGTGCTGAAGAGTACGGCATGAACATGTCGCGTGAAAGTCAAGCTTGGTGGCAGCGTGGGATTATGTCTATTCCGACACAATTCTGGGCCTATCAGGCGCGTATGTTGGAGGCGATGCTCGGTAACACATTCACCCCTGCTCAACGTCTTAGATTGGCTATTGGTCAAACTGTAATGTACGGATCAGCGGGCCTGCCGTTAGCTGGTCTAGTGTCCTCTGAGATTGCTAAGCACCGGGGGGAAGCCCCTGCTATTGATACGTTCTGGGGCTCCGTTGATCGCGGCATGATTGACACCTTCATGTATAACGTGACTGGTGCTGATACGACATTCGGTAAGCGTTATGCGTCTGGTAACTGGATCGCTGATACCGTCAAAGAGATCATGGGATTCAGCTCATACGGTGATAAGAAGTCGGTCCTTGACATGGCATCTGGTGCCACAGGCTCTACTGTCTTCCGTGCTTTCGGGGACGGATGGAATATCATGGACAAGCTGATTAAATACAGTGTTGCCGAGAATGCTGGGGACATTGGCGAACCGGTCTCAAAAGATGATTGGATTCGTCTAGCCTCCAATATCTCGTCCTTTAGTGCGGCCCACAAAGCTTGGCTCGTGTCTCAACAAGGAACAATCGAGAGCACTAAAGGTCAAACACTATACCGCGATCTTCCGACTAATGCTGCATGGGAAATCATGCTGTTTGGTGCAGAGCCCGGTAAGCAATATGACCTTTCAGCTAAGATCAATTATCTGAAGGATCGAAAGAAACAAGTCGACGATGCTTCAAAAGTGATCGAGAATTATCGTATTCGTATGTTGAATGACACAGATAAGATCGACGAATATTCCCGTGAGATGGCGGCTTATACATCCCTTCTTCCGGCTGACATTCGTGCTGAAGCTGTTCGTTCAGCTCACAAGAAGATCGATCCGTCCCTTTATGAAGGTGTTGCACGACAAGTGGAAAAGAAACAAGCAGAACAACAAATGATTGAGAACATGCAATAATGGCTAGTCTTACTGGTACACTAGACTCTATTGGCCGAGGACAACCGCAGGCTCAACCTAAGCAGTATGCTCCGTCGCCCCTCGGTATGATTGCCGGGGCTGCGACGAGCCTGTTTGATGGGTTGGATGATAAGGCAATTCGTGCGTACCGCGCCGATACTCAGGCACGTGCAGCTCGTACGGAGGAGAAGGCAAACCTCAAAACGGCTGCCGAGAATGCTACAGCTCAAGCGTGGTATGACGAAATGTCACGAGCTACGGCGGACCTAGCTAAAACAAAGGCTGCTGTAGATCAAGGACGAGCCCCTAGTGGTCGTCTTGATATCCATCTTGATGCTGTTGTTGGTCAACTGTTCAATAAGTTCCCCGAGAACAAGAACGATATTGTTGACTATATGCACGCAAAGGGTTGGGATAATTGGCAATTCCGAGAAGTTAAAGCTGCTGCTGCTGCTCAAGAAGCTCAACAAACTGCTGAGGTGGCCGCTGGAACAGCAGACTATAAGTATGCTTTCGACCAAGGTCTAGGTAATCCTGATAAGTCTTTCGAACACAATCGAGACCTTGGGATGCTTCTCCGATACCAAGATAAACGTCTAGAAGAGATCAGGGCACTTGCTGAGGCTCAACAAAAAGCTGCTGCTGAGGGTCGAGCCGAAGAAACATTTAACCAAGGTCAACTTGATCGTGATGCGGTCGGTGTTATCAACGCTCGTATTCAAACTCAAATGAATGAGTGGATGCCTGTTCTTCATAGTCTGGTTGGCGGAGCCGTTGGTGACTCAGAAAAAGAAAAGAAGCTTTCTGAACTCGCGCCTTTGATGCTCAATAAGGTCGAAACAGATCGACAGAACGCTCTAAGTCAACTCGGAACTGCGGCTACAAAGGACACTATTAGTCAGGTCAACCAAGAGTATGACCGAGCTAAGAAGATGCTTGAGGATCAATTCAGCGGCACTCTTACGTCTTATAATCAGACGCGACAGGCGGTTGAACACATCGGCAATCTCGCCAAGGTCAACGCTGCTACGTCGATGAGAACCTACACTGATTTGTCTACAGTGTTTGGTCGAGAGACGGTTAATAGTTGGTTTGCCGCCGGGCAACCTCCGTTCAAGCCCGAGATCATGAAACAGGTCACAGCCGAGATTCAAGGATATCAAACTCCGGATGCGTCTCGTGGACGTGCTCACTTGGCAAAGCTTTCAGCGATTCTTAAAGGACAACTTGGTCTTAAGGACCTGACCGAAGAAGAAGCGATTGCTCAGATGCCCGCTATGGCTACTACTGTCGCTAATCTTCAGGGTGCCATTCTTACTAATGGCGAAAACCTAGATCATACTACGGTCAGTAATTGGTCTAATGCCTATACTGTTCTGCTTGATGCAGCCTCCGAAGTTCAGCCGGGTCAACGTAATCTATCATCCTTGTCCAAGGGTACGCAGCTCATCGCCTCTCGTGGTGCGCGCACAGTGCTTGCACGTCTAATTGCTTCCCCGGACTATGCAGAACAAGGTAAGGCCATGGCAATTGCATCCCGTGGCTCCGCTGCTACAGCATTGACGGTAGCTAAAGGTGCAGACTACACCACAACTGACAAGCCTTTTATGAAGATTGAGTTTACTGGTTCTGGTTATCGAGCTGTCTTTGATCGACAAGGTTGGGAACGGTGGCGTGGAAGTTCTACTCGTCAAATGGAAATGGGCGGTGGTCGTCTTTACCAAAGCTATAAAGATGCCGCTACACCCTCTAAGGCAACACAAGACAAGCTGAACATTCTTAATCTTAGTCTTACGCATCTTGTCCATACTGCTCAGTACGATGAGTCTGTACCGAAGGGTGTAACCTCTGAACAATTGTACAAGCACTATGCCCTCGGTACCCCGTTTGCTAAGGTGAATGGTAAACCTATGCTGACCAGTGACGAACAGTTTACTCAAGAAGTCGACAAGTTCCGCACTCAACTTCAGAAGGATGGAACTAAGGTTGAACCGGTGAATATCAGTGATATTCGGTTCTCGTCTCCGGTCGATGCTCTTGTCCGTACTGTAATCGGTGAAGACCCGAAGAACGCCACACGGATCGCCTCTGTGGTCCTTAATAGAGCCGGTGGTGATATCAATAAGGTCCCTGATGTGGTTCTAGCCAACGATGGCAAGACATGGCAATTTGAGCCGTGGGGTAATAATGAAACTCGGGCCCGTCTGTTGTCTATTAGTCCTACCAGCAAGGAGTACCTACGAGTTATGCAAATGATTGCACCACTGCTTACAGGAGACACAAAGCGTGACCCATATACGCACTTTTATGCACCTAAGGCTCAAGCCACCCTTGGTCGTGAGAAGCCTTCGTGGGACAACGGAACAGGAGTAGACTTCGGTGACACCCGATTCTTCACTCTACGTTAAAACAAGACAGTTGATGTCTGAGGGTATATTCAATCAGCATCAACTGTTTCAACTGCTCTATCCGGAGAGTGGAAGACATTACTCAACAGTCCGGAAAATCATCCATAATGCTAAGTCAGGAATTATAAAATATGGCTAATCCTCGTGAACTTACAACCCGTCAGTACAATCTGGCTGCGGCAGTTAAAAGGACTACATCGGGCACAAGTGCAGCGACAACCAACGCTATTGGATACAGCGAAGTACTGATCTTTGCTACTCAAGATGCTTGGATTACATTTGGGACTTCTCCGACTGCTGCAGCAGATACGGCAGGAAATATTCTGCTTAAGGCCGGAGCTTTGTTCCACGCCAGCATTGATCCAACACATAAGCTGGCCGCTATTCAAGACACTACAGCCGGTTCTGTCCACATTATCCCGACTACTTAATAATGCCTCAACTTTCTCGCGTTGGTTATATGATGTCGGCCCCTCCTATGGGGCCGGTCTATCGTGATCCTGGAACAAATGACCTTATGACTATTGAAGTCCTAGGGTCAACACCTATTGTCACTGCACCCACAAATAACGTAGACCCCAACGGGCGAGTTGTTGCTCTTACATTTAAGGGCATGGCTGGAGGTCTATCGAGAGACCACACTCAGGTCAGTTTTCAAGTTGATTATCCCGGTTATGACAGCTCGGGAAACAGCACAACTGTAACTGAGACTGTGTATCTAAACGGTTGGTTGCGTATGCCCTTCCCTAAAGATTGGGCCTCAGCAACCTTTAGTGTCGGTGACATCCGCTCTAATCGTGTCTCATCCAAGGGTTATATGTATCGTCTGTTGACGTCTGCGGCCCCTACGTTGTCTACTGTTGCTCCGACGACAGGAGGTACAGCCGGGGTTACCGATACTGGTATCTTGTCTGATGGGTACAAATGGCTCTACCTAGGTAACCCTACAGATAATACGTCTGTAACAGAAGATGCGTTCTCCACTTATATGGAGACAACAAGCGGAGGCAATACAACCATCTATGGGGTTTTGTCTCATAGTATCCCGACCGGTGCTATCATCAGGACGCACAATGTTGGAGCAAATACATACGGGACATCTAACTCGTCTGTTTATGTTAATGCGACTAAAACCCACTCGCAGACGCTAGCCCCTGTAAAACCTATCTTGGTTCCTCTTACCATTAGTCGCCAACTTGTCGGTAATACTCTTCATGTCGAAACTGCTGTCTGGCACCATGCGGCTCGGTATTCTCGTCCAGTCGCCTGTCACAAGTTCATTGTGAAGAACGGCAGCGGAACTGTACAATCTACAACTGTTGTAACAAGTACTTCAGTATCTACACTGTACACTGGCGGAAACACTGTTCAAGTATTCTCTGCTGATATTGATCTGTCGAGTACTACAGACAACGCTGACTATTATCTGTTTGAGGAATCTTATCCTTGGCGTGGTGCTGCTTATACAACTGAGACAAATGGCTACGGCACTTCTACCCTAGCAACTAACAAATCTTTAACCGGTAATGTTGGTAAGTACATTCCGTTCAGTCGAAAATCTAGTCCGACAATCCGTTATGCTTATGTCGACGGGGTTGGTGCCGCTCCGGCAATCAGCACAGACGCTGCTACAGCCCGAAATACGCCATACTCTGGAATTCGTCAGGCGGCTCTAGCGCTTCAATCGGCAAATAGTAGTGTTGTTGATAGCACTTGCATTATTCGAGTGAAGGATAAAGGTTCAGCGTATGATACTGGATGGGGAAACACCGCATCTGCTGGTAATATGCAGTCGGGCCTGACCTATGGCAGTACACCTCTCATCATTGAAATTGACCCTCTGGCTACTCCCGGTAGTGTCAATTTCCAGCCGACAGCGGGTGTGGCGACAGCAGACAAACAAGGACCTAACAGGGCCATCATTCGTGGCATTAAGTTCACACCTGCTTCATCTTCGTCTCCGGCTATTGACAATGTTGCTGCTACCGGTATTGCCACTGCAGGCACTAATGACTTCGCTGTCGAGCAACGATATGAGAATTGTCAGTTAGTTTGTACTTCAGCCCAGAACCCGATTAACCGTCCTGGGATGATGTGGTTTGCAAACTGTACACTTGACGACGTTAACACTAAGTTTGGTGCTGGGTCTGGCCGTACCGTCACAAAGTACATGGCCGGTTGTTCTATTCGAAGCGTCAACCGTCAAGCACAAATTGCCCCTGTTGCTCTTATTGGATGTCAGCTTACACGTACCAGCACCTTCAGTTCACCTGACCTTGGTGCTGTAGACGCCCGTGCTTGGGGTGAAGCTACCGGTTCGTTGGTCGAGAATGAGTTCAACTGCTACATGTTTAACACTTGGCCGAGGTGTCTGTTATCTACCGGTGTTAGTTGCTTTAATGGTACTAGCTCTGGTACTGCTAAGGAACGCGTTGAACGCGGTGCATTCATCATGAATCTGGTAGAGGCTTACTCTACTGATGGTACGGGTAATCCCGGCACTGGGTCTGCCAAGGGTGGCACTTATAGTGGTGACTCTAATGCCACACCCATCAGTGAAATCCATTTTGCTTGGAACACTATTGTTGGTGATGGACCTAATATCGGTTATAACAATGCCGGATTCGCTTATAAGTATCTCTTCGGCGGGTTTAACTGGATGGACGATATCAACCACAAGGGAGATTATCGGGATGATACCACGTCTTCAGAGACGAAGATTGGTAACTTGCTTCTAAGATACCATGTCGATTGGTCTTACAACTTCATTCCCGGAACGGCAGGATCGTTCAACTACAACGCAGGTCCGGGCAATAACATCGGAGAAGCTTGGGGACAGAATGATCTTCGTCCGACATCCGTTACACCTCTTGGACGAAACTTTACAGCAGATAAATCGTTCTTTGGTTCTCCGAAAACTGGCGATGGAACGTATACCCCGACAACAGGGAATGGAGCTATTGGGATGATCACTACAACTAATCTTCTGGCATTCCCGAAAGGTCTGAATGGGGCGAGTTATGTCACCGGTGACGCTGTTGGTGCTTATCCGAAAGCCTAATGATGAACACTGAGCGGCTAAAACAGCTCCTTAAAGCTGCCCTAGATGAGTTAGAAAACGAGACGACAGATACAAGTTCACCCAGTGATCAGCTAATCTGGGGTCGCAAAGTTTCGACAGTCTTTAAAGACCGTGTGAAATGGATTGCGAACGAACTTGGTTTTGATCCAAACTGGTTGATGGCATGTATGGCGTTCGAGTCTGGAGAGACATTCAGTTCGAGCGTCAAGAATGCTGCTGGAAGTGGGGCAGTTGGGCTCATTCAATTTATGCCATCCACCGCCAAAGCTCTTGGGACCAGTTGTCCGGAACTCGCCCTCTTGACTCCGGAGGATCAACTCAAGTTCGTCTACAAATACTTCGAACCCAACAAGGGGCGGATAAATAGTCTCTCTGATCTCTACATGGCAATCTTGTGGCCAAGTGCTATCGGAAAACCGGACACGTACCAGTTGTTCGTAAGGGGCGGAGTAACATATCGACAAAACGCTGGCCTTGATAGGGACAAGAACGGTTATATAACAAAAGCGGAAGCAGCAAATGCTGTCCGCCTAAAGTTCGAAAAAGGTAAGGAGTACCTAGGATGACTATCCCAATTTTGGGTGATGTGATTCGAGAAGTCGGAGCAACTGTGCGCGAGCTGGTACCAGATGCCGACAAGCGTATGGATATTGATCTGAAGTTCGCTGAATTAGCAGATAAAGCTGACGAGCGCAATGCTGAACTTCTGTCCGGACAGATCGAGGTAAATAAAATTGAGGCTGCATCGGGTAATATCTTTGTCGCCGGTTGGCGTCCTGCTATTGGATGGGTAGGCGCTTCGGCCCTAGGTTACACCTGGATTATCGCTCCGATTGCGAAGTCTGTGTTCCGTCTAACAGAGCTACCTGCTGTTCCCACGGACCAAATTCTTCCGGTTGTATTGGCGATGCTTGGCGTTGCCGGAATGAGAACCTACGAGAAGGTCGCCGGTGTGGCCACAGGCTCTCTTGGGCGGCCACCCACAGAACCTCCAAAAAAGAAATCAAAGTCAATCCTTCCTGATTGGCTGCATTAAAAAGAAACCCCCAAGGATTACTCCGAGGGGGTTTTTCTTTGTCTAACTTACGCGTCCGATTTCAACTACTTCACACACTCCCCCAGAACAAGCGAGTTCCTGAGACCCGGAGGTAGTGTCTTCCACTTCGTATTGTGAAAGATATGACCAGTTAATTGATTGAGGCATCTTTGAAACCCAATCATTATACTCGTCTTCCGTAATCTCTTGGTAAGGTGCCTGTCGATAAGTATGTTCATCCATCGGCAGGAATGATACACCACTAAGAACATCAAAGTTCTCATAGACCCAAGCACCAACTTCAAGCCACTCACTCTCCCTTACATTGACCGTGATCGACGGCTTGTGTTCGCACCAATGCTCTTGGATTGTCTTCCAGATTTCAAGGTGCTCGACGGCACTAAGTTCACGGCGAACCCTTGCATTGTCTGGAGACTTTTGAGGAAAGTAGAAGACAGTAGTAGTCTCTGGTTTCGTGACGTCTGCTTCATACGGGACACCTTGGTCAATAAGGAAGCGGGTGAGTGGGTCTTTGTTATCTGCCCTTACAGAGCGGAGATAATAAGGAGACCAACGAGGATGAATCCCAGATGCTGAATCAACAAGCTGTGAGACTGTGCCAGAAGGCTTAACGCAAGTAATAGCAGTAGACACTGGAATGCTGAGAATATTAGCAAACTCAGCATTTACTTCAACCGCATAATCACGTAGATTAGCCAAGCTATCGGGATCAGCAAATAGGGTAGGATGATCCAGAATACCAGTGAGAGACACACCAAGCAGGCGCTCTTCTTCAGTGTTGTCACGCCAGACCTTTCGCAGATACTTGAAATCAGTCAGAGTCGACTGAATCGTCCCAAGGATCGTAGCTAGTCGAACTTTCTTCCGTAGGGAGTCAAGGTCGTCCTCGGCTCGGACAACGACTTCGGTGAGGTTACAAAATTGATAGGGTCGAAGAATGATCTCACTACATGGGTTAGTTCCGAAGTCAATTTCTGCATTGCGGCGGCCATTGCGGGCAGCTTGTCGTTGTGAGGCTTGACGGTTGAAGATACCACGTTCACCGCTTCGGGACTCATATAGAGATGACCACTCCTTGAGAAAGACCCCAACATCTGGTCGTTCGGTGTAACAAGCGCTGTTATTAGACAAAGCTCGTTGGACGTTTTCTTGCCACCAGTTTCCGTGTTTTGCATTACGCATCCGTTCGTCGGTAAGGTTACTAAGACTAATCATGGCACTGCGACGGACGCCACCGACAACGACGACCTCACCAATCTTGCACATGATGTCATGACACTCAAGGGACGTTAGTTTCCGACCAGCAGAGCGTTTAAATGTCTCGCAGACAAATTCAAAGAGGTCAATGAGCGGGCCAGGTCCAGACGCGCGTCCTCCAAATGTCTTAAGACGGGCTCCAGCCGGACGTACGGCGGAAGTGTCCCAAGAGGGCACTTGGCCTGTATACAGTAGCGCAATAAGTTCTCTAAGTCCTTTAGCCCATCCGGACTTACTGTCTGAGATTCGCACAACTGATTCAGACGTTTCGAAGTGCTCGTTAACAGTGGGAAGCTGTCCAACATACTTTTCTTCAACACTAAACCCAACTCCTGTACCACACATAAGGATATACATAGCCTCGTCAAAGGCTCGGGGACTGTCTACCGGCAGATAAGCACAGTTATAACCAGCGACGTTGCAACGGTCTAGGGCCGGGCCAGCAGTCATAAGAGCCCGCATAGATGGCAGGACCTCTAGGGAAATGATAGCTTTTTCAATTTCGACAATTGTTGAACTATCGACCTTTCCTGTTTCACCCAAGCGTGGAATGATCACATTATCAACGTAACGTCGTACTGTTTCTTCCCAAGTCTCTCGCCGATTTTCTTCTTCGATCCATCGTGCGTATCGGCTAAGCGCAATGAACTCTTGATAATTAGTCTTCAATTGATCCCCATTGTTCTGCCATGGCGGCAGCTATTCCAGTGTAAGTACGACTACGTTCTCGCCACCGATCCGGTCCCGGCGACATATAATGAACTCGTGGCTCTCGTCCTTCAACGATATCGGTAGGTACGAGCTTCGGAAGTCCTTTAAGCCATAGGCCAGTCTTTTTAGTCTCTCCATGCCCAAATTGCCAAGGTTGGATGTATTGGTCTGGCTTTCGGATGCGTGTCGAAATAACACTGACTGGATTCTCGATGGCAATGTGCGGTACGGGTGCAGCGAGCAGACGCCTAACAAAATCGAGTGCTTCTTCCTGTTCATCCTTCTTGTCCTTAAACCACCGTGAACCGCTGACAGCTAAATGTGTACAAGGTGGATGCGCAATCATCAGGTCCCAACCTTTGTCAATGATATCGAAAACATCACCCTGATAGTGAATGCCAGCCGGACTTTCAGACGGCAAAAGGTCACAAGACATTGCCTCATGACCCTTCGCGTTGAACGCGTCTCTTACTGTACCACTATACTCACAAGCAACTAGTACTCGCATTCGTCGTCTTCCCAGTCTTGAATTTCGGGCGGCGGCTTATCTTTGTGATCTTTAATCCGTTGGCGGTAGATCGGTCGATTCAACTCGCGTGCCATCAGATTGCGCTTCCGACGTTGTGCTCGACGAGCCTTGGGGTCGATTATCACGTCCAATTCCTCGGATAAAATAGACAAAAAGAGCAAGAGCATTCCAGGCAACGCAGATCATATGGTGCGTCCCTGTTTCGGGATCATGGTCTTCACCGTTATACCAAGCCCAACTGTGACGCTGGATGGCATTAAAACAGTGATCCCAATCCATCCCCCGTTCCCAATTACGAGGCTTGTACTTTGTCGCACCAACAGTGAAATGCTGAGCGAGAGCAAACATGGCCTCCGGAGGGATTAGACTAAAGACAGGTTTACCATCATTAAATCGAAGGCCGCCGTTATCGGGTGTCATATCCGATCTTCTCCAAGATTTCTTCAGACTCTAGAATTTTGAAATCAAATGCATCGATGAACTCTTCGACAGAAACGTCAAGGAGTTCGATCAGATCATAGATGTCATAATGATCTTTAATCAGATCACGATCCTCACTTGACAAATCGACCATATGCTTCTTCGATACGCTTGAGCGAAATGTGTTCGATGTCATATGCCCCATTACTTACATCACGCTTGATTACTACACCGGGATTCCAGATATCATTAGCAGGACCAGCATAGTCTGCGCGATAGTCCTGATAAACGCCTACAACGCAGCTATGAAGTTTGCCAGCACCACTAGCCCTGATACAGTAATCAAAAGTGTGAACATGGCCGCAAGTACTAGATCGAAAGCGTTTGGTGAGGAGGCTGTAAGCAGGGTGCTCACCACCAATAGGGCGACCAGAGACACCAGTAACAAAGTAGTGAGCATAGTCTACACCGTCAATAGTTACAGGTTGAAGGAACGGGTACTCTTCGAAGCCGTACTCTTTGCTGAGGAAATCAGTTGTCCCCACCGTACCCTCCAAGATACGATCAAGTTCAACCGCCCGATTAACACGGTTTTCATGATTTCCGAGGGTTCGGACAAAGCGCGGAAGCTTCTTTTTGTACTTACGGATTTCATGCATCATCCTGTCTTGGGCATCAAGGCCCGCTTCGATATCTCGACGATAGGTGCGTCCCTCAAAGGACTTCTTGCCCCGATCATAGGAGCACAGAGAGGGCATATCAAACCAGTCTCCGATGTCCACGACCACATCGGGCTTAAGATCGTGGATGAGCATCCCGAGCATAGAAAAACGTTGGTTGTTATAGTCCGGGTGTGCATGACTATCCGGAATAATTAGATGTGTACTCATTGAGTCCATTCCTCAGGAATCTCACCTTCACACCAAGGGAAACCGTGGCGCTCAGCCCATTGGGCATAGGTTGTCTTTTGTCCTGGAATTTTAGCGTGAGCTGCCATAAAACAGAATCGTATGTCTAGCTCAGGATGTTGGTACTTAACGGCTCGCATCTTAGCTGCGTCACCTTTCATGAAGCGTCCCTTAGCTTCAATAATCACTCCGTTGTCCAGAATGAAATCTGGATTGTAGTTGTGATTGATCGTATAAGGGACCTTCAACGACTCGTACTTAAAGCCTACCTTGCGCTTCTTTAGATTCGTCGCAATAGTACGCTCAAAGCCACTCTTGAACGCCATTAGTTTAGCGTATTTGTCCGCTCTTCATGGACACCGACAGACTTAATATACTTAACGTCGTCCCACGGAACTGCGGTCATCAGTTCAACTGCACCATTCGGTCCACGACCAATAGCCCAGAAGGCACCATTAGCGATCAGGAAACCATAGTCTCGAAGGGGCTCCGTGCCATCCTTCAGAGTGATTTCATAGTCGTAGTACACAGGGGTCTTAACAGTTTCACCCCGAAGATTTACAATATCAGTCATTACTTCCTTGGAAAATTCTCGAACACTTTCGGTTCGTTTGTTACTTTAGTCAGATAGACAGGTCCATTAGCATAGATAAAGCTTCTAAGACCTTCGCCGTCATTGGCATCTGCCCAACACTTAAACTTGTGTGGACAGTAAGAACAATTAACGCCGAGTTTCATGTTACCCGACTTCCCGTGTTCTTCTTCGGGATAGCAGCGGTCTGGCATTCGGTCGGATGCAATGACTTCTTTGATGTGCTCAATTCGTCCGCGAATGTCCAGGGCTTGCAGTTCCTCAGCGGGGACACGCATTAGTGTCAAGTTGCCAAGGGTTTTATCAATGGCTAGGAATGCACCTTCACGGCCACCAAGACTGGTAGCATAGGAGGCTAGCTGTTCCATGTAGCCAAACGGATCGTTCTCTCGGAGCGTGCCCGATTTGAACTTACCGAATGCATAAGTAGAGGCCGACTTCACATCTACAGCAACGTCGTCAATTACGGCGTCAGTGTGTCCGACAATACCATCAAGCTCTACTTCTTGTTGTTCATGAGTTACTTGGTGTCCTGCCTCCCGAGCAAGGAAAAGAAGAAGCGCTTCAAGAATGTCCCCAAAGAGGAACTTGATGCGCGTGCTAGGTGATAGTTCTTCAGCATCGCCCGGATCATTGATGTCATACCATAGCTGACGATCAGGCTTACCAAGATTAGACATTCGCAGAGTACGAGGACCGTCTCCACGGTGCTCAGCCAGACGTTCCGACACAATGCGAGAAAGGCTAGCTGCAAATTGGTCCACGTTTGCCGGATCACATTCATGTCCGGAGAAAAGACCATAGATATCATCGACAAGAGTTTCAATCGACTTCTCTGACAATTTCCACCTTAGGGTTGGTATCAGGACTAAGAACTCTTTCGAAATCCTGTTTCATAATTAGGTATGTACGGAAGTCTCGATTGTAAAACTTCTCGAAGACTTCTTCTTTTGTCTCACCTTCAATGATCGCTTCACAGATTTCAGTACCACTGACCGTCTGTTCAAATACAAACTTGAATCGCATTTTAATCTTTCGGCTTTAATCCCCGTTTATTAGACTGACGGGAGCCCGGTTACCCCTTTCGGGAGCCGCATCCGGAACCTTCTATCTGCATAGGGTACCTACAGAGTAGACTTAACCGGTGACACAATTGGAGCAGGGCCAGCCCCTTCCATATCCGCTGAACCCTGCAAGCACAGACGATATACTGTGCGCCCTTGGCAATCAGGCCGTTACCAAGCCTCTTCGCCACCAGCTTCCCGCGTCGGGAAAGCATCACCACCCTCATACGGGACGTATTCCCATACTTGGAGGGCGATCACAGACGGCTTCAGTCCGCCTGTTGCCTTTTCGTTTAGAGCAATCTTAACGTTACAGATGCTCCCGTTGCCGATACGCTTATCCTGCGGCCAAGGCTTGCCATCAGGCCCGACAACACTAATCGGGGTCGCATCGGTACCGTCCGCCCGCTTCTCACGACGGGTGAACTTCATGAACGGACCCTTAGAGACGTGTCCATCCTTGGTCTTGATGTAGTCTCCAACACCGAGATCATTGAGTTGCTTCTCGGTCTTCTTGTCGACACCAAAGTCGAAGGACCATTCCCGAATGCGCTTGTCGTAACCGGGTTGCGGTTCGCCAAGAATCTTGGGCCAGTAAATCGGCCCGGTAATCATAGTCAAAAGTGTTACCTCATTGAGTTTTAGTTTGGTTGCGGGGGTGGGCTTCGAACCCACGACCTCTTGATTATGAGCCAAGTGCTCTTGCCACCTGAGCTACCCCGCGTTGGTGCCACCCCTCAGATTCGAACTGAGAACCAACCATTTACAAGACGGACGCTCTACCAATTGGAGCTAGAGTGGCTAGCTAGATAGTTCCCTATCTAAACATTAGTATGACATACGACGATGCGAATGTCAAGTACTAATTTCAACCGTGATCGTCATCAGTGTAGTAGACGAAGATATCAGCAGGATTGATACCAAGAGCCCGGAGAGCAGCATCATAAGCTGCCTTAGGCCCCATACCCTTGAATGCAGTATACTCACCGTACAGAGCTTGAAACTCTGCGGCCTGAGCACCTGCATCGGTCGTCCCAAGATCATAGTAGTACGTGACTTGAGCGTCTGCATCAGGGGTCGCTGATGCTCGATTAGGTCCAGTCGTTACGGGGTATCCGTCTTTAACACCTGTTACAGACATGAATTATCTCCTTGACAAATTCAAATTTCAGTGTATAATATCCCTTAGGATGACCAGGGAAGGATATCCCCATTAGTGTGTCTCGGCCCAGTTGAGTCCGATTTTGTACTCGCCATCGAGAGGGACTCTGAATCCGAGTTCTTCTCCGGCATCCTGTAGGGCCTGGACTTTGAGCTTTCCGACTTCCTCTGCGCATCGATAATCGCAGTCGTGTTGTGATTCGTCATGTACGTCATTAACCTTTAGTGCATCATATCCTTTGGCTTTGATCCGCTCTTCAATGAAGATGGAAGCCTGTTTCATTACGATACCACCGGCACTCTGGAGCTTGTAGTTGATCCGAGCGTGCGGTGAAAAACAGCGAACATATCCTCCGTCGATAGTTTGAAGCCAGTCCCCTTCTGCTGCGATAGCATCGGTGAGTTCTTTGAGTCCGGGCGTGTACTTGATGAGTTTACGTCTGATCGATGCTCCAAAGTTTTTCTGTTCCTTAGGGTCCACCAATTTAGTGTTACCTGTCCAGCCAAGCTTCTCGTTAGCGGCACCGTAAATGAAAGCGTAGAATACGTTCTTAACGGGGTCCCGTTCGATACCGAGAAGATCGGCGTTAAATTGGTGCGGGTCACCAGTGGTGTACAGTTCGAACGCTTTCGGATTGTTAAGGTAGTGTGCAAAGCACCGCATTTCCAATCCAGCAGCGTCATAACCCACGAGCCGTCTAGTCTCCGGGTCACTAACCGTCCAAAGACGCCGACATTCAATCCCATACGGTACCTTCGCTTTCGCCTTCGGAATGTTAGCTGTGTTCGGAGAACTATGCGTCATCCGTCGAGTGGCTGCCCCACAAGTGAGCACACGTCCATGGATTCGGCTGTCAGGACCACAATTATTGACCCACCCTTGGACCATGGTAGCTCGCCCTTGGAGGACAAGCCACTCAGCCATCGCTTTAACCTCCGCCTGTCCCGACTCTTCAGCGAACGCCAGAAGGCTTTCTTCGTCGACTTGGGGGTTCCCGGCCTCGGTAAACTTTTGCGGCTGCCATCCGAGAGATAGCAGACGATTGACCCTTTGCTGTGGTGAACCAATATTAAACTCTTGCCAATCTAGAACGTGATATGTCTCTCCATCTTCGTCCCATTCGATCTTCGGGTATTGCTCACAATGTCGGAGATAATGGGAGTTAGGGGTTCCATCTTTCTTAGGACGATATTGATAGCTGTTTTGTCGGACGAGGACAGGTGGGAAGAGTTCCTTAATAGGTGCTGCAAGCTGCTCTTGACGTTCGACAAGTCGTGAATGCAGCGCAACAGCGTCCCCTCGGTTGAAGTAAAAGCCGTTACGTTCCTGTTCATCGACGACGATCCTGATCTTGTGTTCAATCTCGCAAGACTTCTCACTGAATCCTCTACTACGCATTCGAGCAGATAGACGGTCATAAAGTTCGGTAGAAATGTTAACGTCCTGAATACAGTACGTGAGCATTTCCGGAGTGAACTCAAAGAAATCATGGAAGTCCCTTTTAGGCATACGAAGACGTATACCCCAAGCTTCTAGGGAGTGTGGACCTTTTCTGCATCCTTGAGGCCTAGGCATGACAGGATCATATAGGTAACTAAGGACGAGAGTATCCACAACACGATCAAGGGGGAAACCCAAATCAAGCAGGCGATTGAGAGTAGGAACGTCAAACGAGACAGCGTTGTGACCTACTAGATAAATGTCAGGATGGTCAGCAAGCCAGCGGACAAAGCCAGCAAGATGAAGGTTGTCAAAGACCAGACGCTCTCGGGTGGATGCGTTTTGGAGTACGATGCAATGAATGAGTGTGGCTGGAATTGGGTCTGTTTCAATGTCTATAATCCAGTGTTTGTTAGTCGGTAGCAAATACACGTTTGCAAAGCTCTGTTAGTTCAATTGGAGTGTAGTTAATCTGCTCCACTGATACATTAATATATCTTGGGTCGTCTAGTGTGTCTGAATGAAGGTGTCCGTGAATATTGATGTTAAATCGATATAGTTGACTTTCATGCACAGGAACATGAGACATCACATACATCTTATCTGGACCAAACTTTCCGACAACATAGGCTCTGATATCATCAAAGTACTTCACGTAGTCCGACAGTTTGAAGATGTCATGATTCCCTTTTACGAGAACCTTACGCCCATTTAGCCGATTCAGTATAGGCAACGCTCGGCGGTTAATAGCCACATCACCTAGATGATATACACGATCTCGGGGCTCTACAACAGAATTCCAATTAGCAACTAGAGCCTCATCCATTTCATCAGGGTGATCCCATGGACGAAGCTTAGAACCGTCTTTACGAAGGAATTGTGTCACCCCTTTGTGACCGAAGTGAGTGTCACTGATTACCCAAGTCCTACTCATTATAATATCTCCGTTCCCAACCCTCACGCCAAGCAATGAACTCCATCGCCTCAGTTTGAGGATCATAAGGGTTTCGTCCTTTAGGCCATGCCCGGTGACACGCTAGCCATCCCTGTTCGTGCGGTGTACTACCACTGTTCTTCACTTGGGACAGAAGCTCCGGACTCATACTTTTTGATTTCATCAGGGGTTAGCTCAACCAGACGACCAGTGGCCGGATTGTACCAGAGGTAGACACCAGGGCCGGTAATACCAGAAAAACGATTCTTTTGGATGACGACTTTGGTGACATTACGACGCCAGTCATCCGGGTCTTCCTTGTCTCGGAAAAGTTTGACCACAATGTTGGCCAGTTGCTCAACCCCGGCTGTGCCACGGATTTGACCCTGCCGGTTCTGATGGATGACAGCAATAACGCTAATGTTAAGCTCCATGCACAGAGTCTTGAGTTTAGTCGAGATTTCATCTAGTTGCTTCCGTTCGTCGCCAGATTGATCACTAACCACGATGCTAAGATGGTCAAGCACAATATATTTGCAACCGAGATTATGCATGTGGCGGATTTTGGCCAAGACCTCGTGTACAGAATTACTGCCGAAGTGATCCCAGATGACCACACGATCACTGTTAACAGTAGCATCATAATAATTGCGAAGTTCATCGGACGTCACATTCTCTCGAACATCAGGTAGATGCAGAGGCTTATTAGCAGTAATAGACATAAGCCCCAAGGCGGTGTCGGCGTTGGGTTCTTCGAGATGGAGAAAACCCACACCCTTGTCGGTATTGTTGAGGATGTAATGTTCAATCTCCTTCAGAAAGGACGTCTTACCAACGCCTGTCTCTGCGGTGACGATGACAAGCTCACTGAGACGGATGCCATACGTTTTGTCGTTGATCCCTTTCCACGGATAAGGACAGGTCTCATAGTTCTTAGGGGTGCTGATCTCGTCCCACATATCCTTACCGAGCTTGAGCCCGGAAGGCGTGTAAGGTTGAGCTTGATACCACTCTTTGACAAATTCAGTCTGCTTCTTGTTGATCAGATAGTCATTTGCATCCTTGTGTTCCCGAAGCGTCATGATGAACGCCTTGCCAATAGGGAACATAGCTGCAACCGCTAGAGCAGCTTCTTGACCAGGATAGAAGGTCGTACCATCAGGTCGTACCTTAGCCTCATCCTTGTCGAAACAGATGACGATCTTGTCGAAACTATTCAGGTATTCGAAGTTGTCCGCGACGTTCTTTGTAGCAGCCGCTGAAGAGTGGACTGATACGCATGGCCAACGACTGCCCGTAAGCTCGAAGGCAGCCATGGCATCGCATTCACCTTCGACAATAGTGATAGCCTTAGCACAGCCAACCGGAAACTGTGCTTGTCCAAAAAGCGTTGCCTGAGTGTGATCACCTTCCCAGAAGAAGAACTTAGGACCACCGGGCCGTATCTTGTTTGCGATGTGATGCCCGTCCGCATTGAAATACGGATAGACATGTCCGCCGTCAGGGAGCTTGGAAACTCCAAACTTCTGTGTAGACGAAGCAGATAGAGATCGGTCTTCGAGCGGCTGAAAACCACTAGACGGTACCGCCCGAATCTTGAAAGGACGATCAGGTCGCCGCTCTCCGGAAGTTTCAGGCTTTTTCTCTCCACTTGAGGGTACATAGTGTTTGCAAACCGAACAGTACTGATGCCCGTCGTCGTATAGACTATTTGCGTCGGATGACCCGCAGTGGTCACATGCCATGTGTCTGACAAATTTACTACCCATCAGTATTTGAACGTCCGCGAGACTGTCTTTTCAATTTCAAGGCGATCCGTATCAGGTCCTGGCCGAGCGTAAACATTTGGATAATCATACGTTTTCCAAGGATGACGCACTGAATACCCAAGGTCGATCATCCCTTTCTTCAGTCGGATATATTCATTGAACGCATTACGCAGTTCATTACCTACAACTTCTTCAGGACGCTTCATTGATGATTTCTCCAATTTGGGGGTAGGCTTTGAGAATAGCTTCACGAGTTTTCTCTGCAATTTCTCGATGTTCTTTCTGAGTTTCCGGGGTACACCGTACATCCCAAAAGTGAATCCATGAACGAAGAGTTCCGTTCATGTACAGTCGGGTCGGGACTAGGCCTTCGGGGAGCAGCGAACGCGCGACTTCTTTAGCAATCCCCATATCGAGTGCAGATCGGTAGGCTCCGATACAAACACTTCGAACCGTCTCGACGAGCTTCTCCCATAGGAGCCTTTTCGCGTCGTCCACAATAGGAAGTGAGTTTTGCCGATTTCCCGTATCTTGATCTCGTGGTTCTCTTTCGGAGAGAAGGTCGTCATACGCGGCGTAACGTCCACTGAACTCTTGGAAGCTGAAAGAGCGATGTCGAAGTATCTGTCGGCTGATATCTCGCGGACACTCAATATAGACACAGGCGTTCACCATCTCAAAAGGTGACCAGTGCTTCTTACGGATCAGGTACCGAAGGAGCCTAGGTGCAGTTTCAGTGTTGCTCTCGTTAGACGGATTACTTACCCGAGCAAGGTAAGCAATGATATCATCTGCGGTGTACTTAGCCCAGCGACCGACACCTTGAGTTACAGATACAAGTTCTACGTTAGAGATAGTCAGGTTCCTTGATAATAAAGTTATACTTTTCGTTGATCCGGTTAGCACGTTCGACGGCGCGTTTACCGTGTCCACCATTGATCGTCAGTGTCTTATTAACGGCATCCTTTACGAAGTCTTCCGTGTAATACAGACCACCATCGTAGTACGCCTTACACAGATCGATATCGAACTGATAAACGTATGGGATAGGGTGCTCAGTGAGACGCATCACTTGAACATCATTCCCTTTGTACTTCAGGTTGGTAATTTCGACAACACTGTGGAGATCACCATAGTCGGTCCACTTAGGGCCTTCCGCGAAGGTAAAACTCTCCGGCCATGTATAGCCATCACCAACATAAAACACGTCGATGTCTTTGAAGGACTTTCCAAAGAACAGGTCCCGAATGGCTCCCCCGGCGATGATAGCACCGGGAGGCCCTTGGTCGAGAACTTCCTTAAATAGACTCAAGGTCATGGAGATACTCTTCTAGATCGAGTTGCATGAACTCGTCATCTTCTTCTTCTTGTCGCTCTCGGACGCGCTCATTAGCGGTCTCAGCGATGATTGTCTCACACGTCATGCACGGACGGGTCTTCATGTCTCGTGCATCAAGGCGGAGTTCACTGATAGGTGCTCCGCAGATATAACAGGGTGTCATCGAATCTTCTTGTTTACTTCTTGAAGTTGACGCTCCAAATCTGCCTTACGTTTCTTTAGCGATTCTTGCTCCACTTTCCGACGCTTCCTGTCGAATTCCTTATGATTCTCCCACCAAAGACGATCTTCCGGAGGGATCAGATGATGAAGGCTTTGTTTCTCCAAAACCGTATAGACGCGGCACAACTTCTGTGCGTGAGCATCAATACGATCTTGCATTATCTTGCGCCGTTCCTCCTGATTATAATAGTCACAAGATTCTTGATCTCTACAGGGCATTGTAAAATCCTCTAAAGGAACTGCCGGAAGTAGTTTGCATAGCTATTGACCGTTTCTCCCGTCAGGCCGGGTGCTGTGTTGATTTCCAGAACGTAAGCTTCCGCTCGGCTTTGGTTATAGATGACGTCAACTGCTCCGAAATCCAGGCCGCTCTCTCGGAAAGCAATGGTTGCTTGCTCAAGAACATCATGAGGCATTGCCTCTCGGACACCATTCCGCACGTAAATGAACCCGTTCTGGTGATTCCGAACTGTCCAATCCGTAGGCTCACGGTTGGGATCACGGATTTTGCGCTGTACGTCGATGATTTCACCGCCGCCGAAGTGGACACGATATTCATACTTCTTCGGTACATACTTAGTATACAACGGCGCGGTACGCAAGTCAAGTCCATTTTCGACAATTCGAATACCGGCTCCGCTGTGCCCGTTGAGAACGTGACGTTCGACAACTTTGTCACCGGAACGCAACCATTGAGACGCAGTTTGAGATTGCGTCGTGTGCTCCGGAAGACGTGCGTCCCCAATGGATAGTAGGTCAAAGAAAGTATTTTTGTTGGACATCGCACCCACATTAGAAGGCGCATTGAGTAGGGTCGCTGCTGCCACATTATCCGGCACAGTGGACGCTCCCCAATTGATAACTGTCTTGTCAGGCCGACCAACATAGGTTGAGCGTTCAGCTTTGATGCGTCGAATTCCAAGAGCTTCTGCGAGTTCACGGGCACCCTCCGATGCTTGGTTCCAGGCGTAAATGTGGAGTGTCATTACAAGTCTTCCTCATCTTGGGCCATGTCGTCAAAATCGATTTCATCTATATGGAGTACGGCCGGTTCAGGCGGTGCTGGCTGAACCCATTGACCGGGGCGAAGACCGTCCGGATCACGGAGAATTCTCATAGCCTGAGTGAATGCCATAGTGTCCTGAGACTTAGCACGAATCTTTCGATTGATATCGGTTACAACCCAACCATGACCGTAAGCGGCGTGCTGGATCAAACCAATACCCTCATAGATGTGTTCTTCCCAATTGCCTGTCCAACGGCTGATCTGTTCATCGGTAAAGATCGACCGCGCAAAGTCACGAGCACCCATTGAACTCATCTGTTCGACAATCTGGATAGGGTTGTCAAACCGTTGAGCCGCATCACGAATGGCAAACAAAGTGTCTACCCACTCTTGAATGAGGGCCGTATCCGTAGTGCCCCGAAAGGCCCGGAACTCAAGGGAACCGTGGACAAAGAGAGCCAAGGGGTTAACAGCACTATATCGCAGATTCTGAGAATTCATCAGGCCGATGTTGTCGGTGATGATAGATTGTCGAAGCTGATCGAGAAAGAACTCAGCATCCTTAGCCCGAAGACAGAACAGGTTACCGATACGGTCCTTGCCTGCCATTTCACCAAGAATGTCTTCGAAGATGATGTACAACATGATGTTGTTGTAAATCTTCTTGATCTGCCAGCCACGCACATTCATGTGGACATGGACAGAAGTCCGATAGCTCTGGTTTACTTCGACGCCCTCACGCGCGAGATGTCCCGAAAGTGTTGCCAGACGGGTTGGCACGCGGGTGCGGGGTTCAGGAGCCCTAAAGACATATTCCGCCGACTCTCCTCGTAGGCTGTGATCCTCAACGACAGTCCAACCGGTAATCCCGTTTCGGGGCAGATTTCGGCCTTCGACTTCGATCTCGATTCCAACTTCAGCTCCTTCAGGAACATTACGTCCGAAACCACCGTACTGATTGTTGAAGTAATCTTCGAACGGACGGTTATACCAATCGGTCTTAAGCGACATACGGAACTCCACACTTGTTGAGGGTCTCTTTCAGATACTCGAACTTCTTTGGAAGCTTGAATTGCAGAGGGTCGCCCCACGCAACACGCTCGGCCTTGTAAAGAAGCAGATAGTACCCAAGCTCCTGACGTTCAATAGCCAGGTGAGGATGGAAGGCGATAGACGGAATGTCATGATCGTTTTCGAGTTGCTTCAGCACTTCCTTGTACGAAGGGTACTGACGGCGCAGCATGTCAGCAAACTCGGCTCGACGCATCAAGCTGTCCCAACGGAGAACATTTCCTCGTCCATTGACATTACCGATGGAGAGGTTTTGTCCACAAAGGCCTTGATGATATTGTCGTGCCGGGATTCGGCTGACCCACGTGGCCCCCAGCCCTGAGCCAAGATTGCAGTAACCAAGACGTTGACCCATGATCTTCGCATCGATCAGCGGATCGAAAAGATCGACAGCAAACGGGTCACGAAGACTAGGAACAGGTAGCAGGCTGAGACGAATAACGCCCCCGGCCCTGAAGACTTCTTGCACGTACACCGGGCGATCATCGTACATAATGATCGTATGGTTCAGATGTTGTGCAGCATCCTCAGGAGTTTGATACGGAGAAACCATAGTTTACCTCTTATGCAGCTACAGGGAGAGACACAGGAAGTTTAATGTTACTGGTCGTGGGCCAGTCAACCCGGTTGTTGTCAATGATGTCACGAGCGGCATCACCGTACTTGTCAACAGCTTTCACACCAGCCGAGAGGTCTGCCATCGCTTGACGAGTTGCAGCATATACCCACTTAATGAGTCGTTCATTACCGACCCAAGCATTGCTAAGTGTACGATATTCAACACCGTATGGCTTAATACGAAAAGCGCCAGCGCGACCATACAGAGAGCGGCGACGGTTATCAGGGTCCCAGAGCAGACTAGGAAGACCAAGGTAATAGTCCATCTGCTTAACGACAGCCACGCAGTCGGCACGGTGGTTAACAGAGCGGATATCGACGTCTGAAGTCCATCCGATATGGATGTGGCCAGCGCCACTGCGGAAGCTGACAGCACCATCAGGACGAGGGTTAATGTCATCAGTCCAAGCACAATAATCTGGTTCACAGCCCAGCTCCAATGCCTCGGGAGGTTGAGACTTCATCGTCTCTTCGTTGAAGTCAGCTACAGGGGAAGCCATGAGTTGATACCCAGGCACCATGTTCTGAAGCTGCTCACGAACCGCATTGATGTTGCGGACGAACTCTTCACCGGTCGCAGCAGGATCGATGTTAAATTCAGCCGCCATGCCATCGACTTGAACAGCGCCGAAGTTTACCTTGTGAGGGTTATACTTCGTGCCGGGGATCATGTTATGGCAACTGACGAACTTGTTTGAATTCCGGTTGAACAGAAACAGTTCCGGATCGGCACCGACGAGAATCTTCATTGCATAATCCTTTGAGCTTCACCAAACCAACTGGAGACCCAATCGTCTTCAGCACATTCTTCACAGAGGAAGGTATCCTTGGTCATAAACTTGACCCGTTCCTTTCCTTCATGAACTTCTTCAAACGGGACAACCTTGTCACATTGACAGCACGTCTGTCCCGTACGAGCCTTGTAGGCCCTTTCTCCCATGACTTCGTTTTTGTAGCAGACAAGAAGAGGGGTTTTGATCTTCCGTTTCTTCTGTACTGCTACACTGGGTCGTGCCCAATCTTCGTCGTCATTAGAGTCCGTAAGCTGCTTACCAATAGTCGGAGTCGTCGGACCACCCCTCGCACCAAAAGGGAGGCCACTGTCACCCTCTTCCTTGCCCCGGTTCGGGAAGCCATGAGTGTACCCCGGATACGTTCTTTTCGTCGCTTCTGTGCGCCCACAAAGCTTCACCTGTTCAGGATCACCAAACTCACCACCATGAGTGTCCGGAATTCTGAACTTATAGTGTACGTCCGGACGAATATAAGTTGCCTTCTCATATTCAATACCACGACGCATCAGAGCGGCATGAAGCATAGCGGATTCAGATGCCCAATAGATTGTCCTACCAGACTTCGAAATGACATAGAAAAGATCGCGCTGATCATTTCGAAGCATGTTCAGGGTGTGATCACGCTTATCATACCAGACCAGAGCCCAAGCCCCATAAAGTTCGGGGATTGTCTGTTCGATCCCAAACTCATTGATCATGTTAAAGATACCTTCGGAGTCGGTATCGAATTTGTCGCCCCCGATAATGGAGGACCGCTCGTCCCACGGGATAGTTCCATTGTGAGCACCGACAATGTGCTCAAATTCGAACGGGTGAGCGTTAGCGTTGTTGATCTTACCGACCGTAGCATGTCGGTTATGACCGATAATGGCCGAATTTCCGAGGGAGACAACCGAATCGTACCGCTTATTCTCCATAAGCTGATACGCCGGACCAACCCGCTTCAGCAGGTCCCAGCTTCGATTCGTTGAATTGCGATTGACAGCAGCAACACCAGTGCTGTGAGGACCTCGCAGCGTATCGAAGTACAGCAGATCATTGAAGACATCAATGTCTACTTTAGCCATGGTGCCAGCGACACCAACATGTCCACACATATCAATCCCTTTTCACACTTGCGAGCATGATGCCCAGGCGGTTGAAGAAATAGTTGCGCAACGGGAGCGACGCTCGGTCAATCTCCGGGTGCGGTTGGAAGCACAGAACATTGCGTTCTGGGTACTCGATCACTTCGTAGTCGACACGATCTCCATCGATAGAAATAACTTCTCCCATCTGGTTTACTGGACGAGTCCATATAGCTCCATCAGACTTCTTGGTCATAGCTACGCCAGCCGTAGCCACTATACGTGCCCCTTCTCCTGGGATCATTTGTTGATGGTGTGTACTTGTTGCCCAAACACGAGTACCAGTCATTCGGTCGATGATGTGGTGATCGTATTTGTGATGGGAAATGTCTTGCCAAAGAGTTCCGCCACACATGACGTTCAGAAACTGAGCCCCACGACAAATACCAACACAGACTTGATGTTTCTGTGTGGCGTGCCATGCGGCCATATCGGCGGTATCACGGGTCTCGGAAAACGCTGTAGAGGGAATAGCACGTTCCCCGTACAGTCTCGGGTTGATGTCTGCACCACCAGTAAAGACAACAACATCGGCTTCTTCAATCTTTCGCGTCCCCATAAATTGGAGATTGCGGGTTTGAAAAAGCAGAGCATAGTCTTTGATCTGATTTCCGACGATGAATACCCGCTTACGCTGCCCAATCACCGGACCTGATCCGTGCCGTCTCCGGGAGGCTTCGGTTGTATTCATAGACGTAACAGGGACAGCCATTAACTTCAATCTCCGTTCGAATATAAAGAGAGTGCTCCGGGTACCTTGGATCATACCCTTCATAACTGTCCAGAGACAGAAGAAGTGAGGGATCACGGACCTTATACAGATCACCGACGATGATAGATTGCCGATCATCCGGGGTCAACTTGATGCCGGGGAAGCCTCCGAGCGTATACATTTGAGCGCCTTCGTAGTTGAAGGTCCCGACGTATTCGGCGGCACTTTCCATACCGAAC